CTCGGTCACTTGCTTGACCGCTTCGATCTTGAATTCTTCGGGGTAACGCTGACGACTCATGGCACCTCCTATTTGGGCCTCATTATGAGGCTTGGAGGTGTCTACGAAACCAGGGGCGATTCAGTGTATTCACCTGTTAGGCAGGTTCTTGAGGAAATAGGGTCATGTGATTTTGTGTTGTCCACTAGTTTACATGGTCTGATTGTTGCTGATTCTTACGGGGTTCCTAATCAGTGGTTGTGTATCGAAAGAAATCCCCACTGGGAATTTAAGTTTTATGATTACTATTCTGGCGTTGGAGTTGATGGCGCATGCCCTGTAACGCCGAAAAAAATCAGATTGGATCCTAGTTGGTCAATAGATGAGTGCATTGGAAACTATTCGCGGCCGAATTTGGAAACTATTCAGGATTCTCTCGTAAGAGCTTTTCCGCAGCTATAGCGGCGCAGGTGTCGCGTATTAGTTGGCGACTATGTTGGATCTTTGGACAACTCGCGTCTTCGCTCTCCATCCCCTGATTGGCTTGGCGTTGGAGCGGTGGCGGAGCCTCATGTGGCTTTCAACAGGGCCTCGATAACGCGCTGGCCAGCCAGCGGTGGCACTGCGTTACCAGCCATGTGCATAGTCAGTCGGTGGCTGTCTGGACGCAGGGTGTCAGCGGGGAACGACATGGCAGCCATCGCCTCGCTGGCGCTGAGCATCCGCATGCAGTCACCATCGACCAGTGCCCATCGGTCCATAGTGGTGATGGTGCCGATCGGTCGGTTGATGTCGCGGCCGGTGGTGCCGGAGCCCTTGCCGTAGTAGGGCATTATGAATCGGTCGCCGAACCGCAGGCGGCCGTTGCGCACGCGGTCGAGGGTGGCCTGGGCCCGGCCCGGCTTCTCGATTTGCGACCAGCGCCCGGCGTCGAAGTCGAGGAAGCTGGCCGCCGGCACGTGCCGTTCCTGCGGCAGTTGCAGCATCAGCGGCGCCTTGCTGCGGGTCAGCACCATAAACAATCGAACCCTGTGCTGCGGCACGCCCAGGTCGGCACAGTCGACGATATGCGGCGCCGCCTGGTACCCAAGCGCCTGAACCGCCTGCAGCCATGCCGGGTAGAGCACCCAGTCGGTGAACTCCGGCACGTTCTCGATCACTGCCGCCTGTGGCCGGTGGAACTCAAGGGCAGACACTGGCGCCCAGGCAGTGGAGCGCGAAGCGTCGTGCTCAGGGTTGCCCGACTTCTTGCCACGGGCCTTGGCGTGGCCCTGGCAGCATGGCGAGGCCAACAGGATGTCGTGCGCCGGAACATGCTCCCAGCGCGCCTGGTGCAGATCTTGGCAAACATGCTGGGTGTCGGGGTGGTTGGCGCTGTGCCATTCAACGGCCACCGGCCAGTGGTTTGCCGCCCAGAGAACCTGGACGCCTGCGGCGCGCGCGCCGGTGCTCCATCCGCCGAGGCCGGCGAAGAGGTCGATTGCTGTGGGCATGTTGTGGTCCTTGCGTGCAGGCGCCGCCCTTGCCGGGGAGGCGTTATCGTTGAATAGGGGTGATATGCTTCGCCGCTTACCAGAAGGAGAGTGGTGATGCGTTTGCGTGAGAGGCTTCGAACGTTCCAGCTATGGTTCAATCCGAAGCGCAGACGGTGGTCAGGCGTGATGCTGATCGCGCTTGGGGTAGTCGGGATGTTTCTCAACCCCGAAAGCCGGTGGACCTTGGTGTTAGGAACAGGGATCTATTGGTTCTTCACGGCTTTACCACCCGTACTTGGCGGCAAGCGCTAAGGCACCGATAGCTGAAGTATGAGAGCTTTGAACTTCTGAGAAGCCTGATGGCTCTGAGCCAGTCCCGCTAAGCACAGGGCAAGGCGGCCTCTCAGAGATTCAGTCATGTTTTCGGAAGACTTCTACGGCGTGTTCCTGGTTGCCGAATCGGTATTGGCATTCACCGTGCTGGCAGTCGCATACCATTGGAACCGAGGCGCTTAAGCCCTTAGTGTTATCCAAGGTGAGGGCGCCCCTCTTTCGGGTGGTGGCATTTTGATGTCGTATCGTGTTTGATGCTGCACAGGCCTTCTATGGAGAGAACCGGAGTGCTGACTATTGGCGTGGTTGAAAGGATTAACCAGGATCGTATCGCAATCTGGGTGGAGGAGCAGAGCGCCTACACCGTCATTGCGTTGCAGTCGACTGCCCAGATCGAGCAGGGCGATGTCATGTGCTGGCGTGATCCCTCCTCTACGGGATCATGTAATTACTGGAACGCGACCAAAGGCTGGAATGCTGAGGTGAGCGTCCAGGCTCAGGATGTCGCGATTGATCTGCTAGGACAGCATCTCAACTGGTGACCCTGCCGCGTGCTGGAGTGTTCCAATCCTGCCACCTACGGAGAAGTGTTGTCGTTGAATATGGGAAGGCGCTGGCGGGCGGCGCCGTCTGGGTGAATGTAGCAGGCAGGTGATATGCTTCGCCGCTCACCAAACAAGGATGGTGGTAATGGGGTTGCGAGATCGAGGAAGATCGCCAAGATCAGGAGCTGCCGCGATGAAGACCCGAACGGCATCATTCATAGGGCTCGCGATTTGGATAGCGTTTCTTTGGCTGGGAAAGCCATCTGCTTCGTTGATCAGCTATTCTGTGCCGTTTGGAATTGCTCTGATCGCCACAGGCCCCCTCGAACTGATCCCAGATCGTTGGCATAGGCTTAATTTCCTCGTCAATGCCCTGGCGACTGGATTCTTCTTCGTCAGCATCATGTTTGCGATAGTGGCAATCTCTTTCGCCCTGTCATTGAGCACAAGCGAGCGTTCGATTTTCTGCCTTGCTGGATGGGCAACGCTGTTGATTGTTTACCATTTCGCAATCCCTCGGCTGAAGCGGTCGCCTTTTCACCGACTCAGCGAGGATAGAGGGATGTACAGCCCTCCAACGGATGACGATAAACGGAACTGAGATCAGATAGGCCAATGCCGGAGCAGATTAGTCGCTGGCGGGCAGCGCCGGATGGTCAGGCTCGGCGCACCTTGAAGCCGAACATGCACTCGATGTCGTGGTACTCGCATCGCTCGTAGGCCTTGTACTTGGCCTGCGAGGGCGTGCTGGCGAAGACATCGACGATGGTTCGATTGGTGATGTCCCACCAGTCCCATCCGGCCACCAGCACCTGGTAGCGTTTAAGCGGCAGCTTCTCAGCCATTTCGCCGTACTGCATTTCCCAAGTCGGGTGGTAGTTGCGAATGCGCTTCTTCGGGTCGCTGTCAAGGATTGCGCCGATGTACTGCCCGCGGTCGGCCATGATTACGCCAGGCTCGCCGTTGGCGATCACGCGGCGCCCAACCTCGGCAGGGACATCGTAGGTGCGACGAACGTAGTCGCAGTTGTAGTTGCTCATGGGGATCTCCATTGCAGGCGCCGCCCTCGCCGAGGAGGCGCTGTTCTGATTGGGCTACAGTTGAGCTGTTGATTGGAGGGCAGCTGATGCTGAAGATCGGTGAAGACACAGCATGGATAGGTGATTACTACGACTACATCCGTGACGGGTGCGCAAAAGAGGCGTACGCATTGCTGATCGGAACCCTCGTCTGCATGAAATCGGTCACCTGCTACCGGAAGCGTCAGGGTGAAGTGCGCTCAGTAGGAATCGAAGTTGATGGAGAGTGCTGGTTTGCCCTCATGCCGACTCAGGATTGGCTGACATTCCAATGGCGACCGCCTGTGACTAGGGCAAAAAGATACAGCGCGGCTCATGTTCGAGCACAATTCCCGGACAGCTTCTCACTCCCCCAGAATGAGCACTGGGCGGTGCGGATCAACACGATCGAGGATGCTTTGCTGTTGCTTCTGATCCTCGACCTGACCTGACGCTGGGACGCGTTATCGTTGAATAGGGGAAGGCGCTGGCGGGCAGCGGTGCTAGATTTTTTAGTGGTGGCCGTGCGACATTACTCGCTAGGTAGCCACTGGATGAGATTTCGTATGAAGGTATTTGTTAGTTGGTCGGGCCAGCGTAGCAAGGCTGTTGCTGAATTGATTAGCGATTGGATTAAGTGCGTATTGCAGGCTTCGCAGCCATGGATATCCACGCGTGACATTGATAAAGGCGCTATTTGGTTTTCTGAAATATCGGATCAGCTGAAAGATACTGCCGCCGGAATTGTTTGTCTGACACAGGAAAACAAAAATAAGCCTTGGATCTTGTTTGAAACTGGGGCATTAGCTAAAGGTCTCAGCACAAATCGTGTCTGCACGTTCTTGATTGACTTGCAAAGTAGCGAAATTGAAGATCCCCTCGCACAATTCAATCACACCTTTCCAGAGCGAACCTCCATGTGGGGGCTGATTTGTTCTCTGAACTCTTGCTTGGATCAGAGTCGCCTTGATGAAAGAATTCTTCGTCAAGTTTTTGATACTTACTGGCCACAGTTTGATCAACGGTTTAAAGAAGCTATCAAAAGCACCCCTCAAACTGAAAATGTGGAGCCTAGGTCAGAGCAGAGCATTCTTGCGGAAATATTGTCCAATACCCGGTCCCTCTCAAGTCGAGTGAGGGACCTTGAGCAGCGTCAAGTGGTTTCCATGGAATCGCACGCCGGATTCTCTCGGTTTCACAAGTCTCCCGAAGAGATAATCTTTGACATGGCGATTAATGATGAAGTTACCATTCAAGAAATATTGAAAAGATCACATGATCTAGGTGTCGATCAGCAATTTGTTCAAGATGTCTTAAGTAGGCATCGAAAGGTCACGTTTACTCCGGTCGTTAAGCCTCGTAAAGCTTCAGCTAAGGACGATAAATCGAGCTGACGTCAATGGAACCATGCGCCGACAGCAGGTAAATCTCGGCGGCCCTTGCTTCGACCAGCGTTGTATCAGCGGGGATGGCGATCCAGCCGGCCGCAACCAGGTGATTGGAGTGGGCCGTGGCCCGCAGGTCAGTCTGGTGCAATCAGGGTGTCTCCGTTGCATGCGCTGCCCTCCGTGGCCGGTGCGACCTTGGTGTGGTGGCTTTTTGAGATCGGTTGGTGTTTGATGTCAGGCCGGCATGGAGCCGGGTTATGGAGCAACAATGAAAATTCGTACCGAGCACCAGAATTTGGGTGCGGCATTAATGCAGATTGCTGAGGATGATCGCTTTACAGCCATCAACTCCTTACGGCTCGAGGGTAAGAAGGTAAACAACGCTTTCTTAATCAACGCTGATACGTGTCTTTTCCTGAAGTACAGGCAAGAGCCAAATGGCACTCATGCCGAGTATCTTTTCAACTTCTCATCGGATGTCCTTGCAGCGATAGAAAGCGCAAAAAAACACTATAAAAAGGTTTTCCTTGGCTTGGTTTGCGTGGAAGGACAGGAGATTTGCTGCATTGACTCCTTGCAGTTTGATGAAATGGTACGCGCAAGGGCGGAAACCTTTGGCGGTAGCGAAGATATCTATCAGGTATTGGTAACGATGCCCAACGGCAAAAGTCTTCGCGCATACATGAACGCCGCTCGTACAAGGGGTTACGTGGCAGGGGACAAACTCATCATCTCTAGGAGTCGGTTCCCTTCAGCTCTCTTTGAGTGAGCGCGCTGATCGCTGAAGAAAGCCCCCGCAAAGCGAGGGCACGGCCATCGTTTACTTCGCGTCAAAGGTGCCCAAGGATAGCTTCGCACCGGCGCCAATCTTAGTGTCGAGTACCGTCTTGAATTCCTGGGCGATGGCTTCGCGCTGGGCTTCCTCGCCGATCCAGCGCAGCTTCAGCACGGGTTGTGAGCCGCCGGTGATGACGGACACACGCAGGCGGATCACTTGCTCGCTCAGGCCTTCGAACGGAACGACCTTGAAGTCCAGCCAGGCCGGCAGGGTTTCTTTGCTGCTGGCTTCGATCTGGTCCATGGTGCTGCGACTGGCGCGGGTTTCACCCACGGCGTGGTCGCTCTCGGACGATGCCTTCACGGTGATGGTGCGCACTGCGGCGATCGCTTTGGCGATGGTCATGGTCTGGCCATTCTCATCGGTGGCCGACAAGTGCTGGTTCCAGTCTTCGATCCAGTCGCTCATGGCCTTCTGCACCAGGCTCTGGCCGCACACCGCCTGAACGGCGGCGAACGCAGCCGAAGCCTTGAGGCGCAGTACCGCGCGGTCATCAGCGTGGCCCGGCACCTCAGCAGTACCAATATTGAACAGCACGATGCAGCTCATGCTGTCCTGGTCTATGAAGCCGCGGGCGGCTGGCACGGCGCGCTCGACGACGTAGGCACTGTAGTCGGCCAGAGAGTGGGTGGAGTAGGTTCCACGGAAGCGGTTACGGCCGGCCTGGTAGCGTTCCAGATCAACCACGTTGAAGTTCTGCGGAACAACGGCAACTTTGCCGAGGGCCGGCAGTTGGATGCCAGCTGCAGCTACCGCATTTTCTTGAATAAGTTCGAGAGCTTCTTTGCTGAGGGACATGCGTGTTTCCTTGTAGGTGCTTAGGTGCGTGGGTGCACAGGTGCTTCGTCACGGCTGAAGAGCTGGTCATGCTTTTCAGGGAAGAGGGAGATGTTCCCGCCGGTGCCGACGTACATCGGCGTGTCGAGGCTGGTGTTCTCGCTGCGCGTGCCGCGCTTGGTCGGCACTTTGTAGTCGAGCTTGTGCTTGATCTTCACCTGGTGGGAATCGCCGATCTGGCTGAAGTCCAGGGTGATGGTGATCTTCCCAGCCTTACCGTGATCGACAACGCCTGCGGCTACTTCCGAAAGGGCGTGACCGATTTGGCTGGCGAAGGCGCCGCCGTTGAGCTCCTGCAGGAACTCTGTGGTATCAGTGGGCTTGGACATTGCTGCGTCTCCTGATGGGCGATGCCGCTGGGCGGCAGAGTTATGTGCTGCTGGCGCCGGCCGTGCCGGACGCGCGGTGATGCGTTTCATGCTGCTTTCTGCTGATTCCAGGCGCCGACAGCAGCAAAGACCTTTGCGGCCTCAGCTTCGTCGAGCGTTGTGTCTGTAGGTATGGCGATCCAGCCGGCCGCCACCAGGTGATTAGGGTTGGCGGTGGCCCGCAGGTCCATGTAGGTCGTTTCGATCACGTCGGTCAGGTGCTCGGCGCGGTAGTTACCCTGGGGCGCGACCTCAATCGACTTGTGGTACCGCTCCCCGAACTCCGTCCGGCAAAGCACGCTGAGATAGATGGTCCAGCGGTGCGGGATGTCGCAGACCGCGTCGACGACTTGCCGCACGTAGATCTGCTTGAGGTTCTTCCAGTTGATCAGCACCTGCTGGCCGCTGGGATCGATATTCACTACGGCCGCGTTGTTGGTCGATACCAAGGCCCTGCAGGTGCGCTCCAGCCTGGCCCGCATGTTGTGGGGCTTGCGCTTGCTCATTGCATGCTGCCTTGCTTGCTCGCCGTGGCTGCCTCCATCGCGTCTACAAACTTCATGGCCGCTTGATGACTGAAGCAAAAGCCCTTGGTCTTGCCGGTGGCGATTTCAATGATGTGCCACGCCTTGCCCTTGGCAACCGCCTGGTACCGCGGGCCAGGAGGCGGAGCAGGGCGCCCAATCTTTTCGTAGAACTCAGCGGTAGCCATGAGCGTGCGTGCTCGCATGTCAGCCAGGCTGTTGATGCGCAGTTGCATGGATGGGTGCATGGGCGGTTCTCGGTAGGTTTAGGCGTGGAGCTCGAAGGCCTCGGCCTTGCGAACGATTCGAACTTGGGCGGTGCGGCGCTCCGGAGCGCGGCGGTCGCGGCGCATCGGGTCGCTGTCGTCTATCACTGCGTGTATGGCGATGAGGCTGGCGAGCATCATGCAGAGCGGGCTGATGATCTGTTGGCGCATGGCCTTGGTGACCGCTTCGATGCGGCGGCCGGCTTCCAGTTTGAACAGCACGGCTTCTATGCGGTTGGCCACGGTGCCCGGACTGACCGCCATCTGGCGGGCGATTTCTTTGGTAGTGAGGCCTTGAGCCACCCACAGCAGTGCTTCGAGTTCACGGGGAGCCAGCGCCTTTCCGAGCTGGCCAATCCATGAGCCGCGAGTGATCGTTTCCATGAAGTGTCCTCGGCGGACTGCATTGGTCGTGACGCTCGCTGCCGCATACCTTCCGGACCAGGGAAGGGCGAACGTCACGACCGATGCAGTCTATTTAAGGGGTAAAGAAGTGGGGATATTTCAAGGTGTTAGGAATGAGCTGAATTGTTGGTCCACGCTCGATTGTTTAAACTGTCGGGCTACGGAATTTTTATCTCAAGGACTACCGATGATTAAGAAATGCTTGTTCCCGGCAGCTGGTTACGGCACCCGCTTCCTGCCTGCTACCAAAGCCATGCCCAAGGAAATGCTGCCGGTGGTCAACAAACCGTTGATCCAATATGGCGTTGAAGAGGCGCTGGATGCCGGTCTGAACGAGATATCCATCGTGACTGGGCGCGGCAAGCGCGCCCTGGAAGACCACTTCGACATCAGCTACGAGCTGGAAAACCAGATCAAGGGTACCGACAAGGAAAAATACCTGGTCGGTATTCGTCGTCTGCTCGACGAGTGCTCGTTCTCGTATACGCGCCAGACAGAAATGAAAGGCCTCGGCCACGCCATCCTCACTGGCCGCCCACTGATCGGCGACGAGCCGTTCGCGGTGGTGCTGGCGGACGACCTGTGTGTCAACCCTGAAGGAGACGGCGTGCTGACGCAGATGGTCAAGCTGTACAAACAGTACCGCTGCTCGATCGTCGCCATCCAGGAAGTCGACCCGCAGGAAACCAACAAGTATGGTGTGATCGCCGGTGAGATGATCCGCGACGACATCTTCCGTGTGACCAACATGATCGAAAAACCGGCCCCGGAAGACGCGCCTTCGAACCTGGCGATCATTGGCCGTTACATCCTGACCCCGGATATCTTCGACATCATCGCCAATACCAAACCAGGCAAAGGCGGTGAAATCCAGATCACCGATGCCCTGCTGCAGCAGGCCAAAGATGGCTGCGTGATTGCCTATAAGTTTAAAGGCAAGCGTTTCGACTGCGGTGGTGCCGAAGGCTACATCGATGCGACTAACTTCTGTTTCGAGACTTTCTATAAACGCGGGATCGCCTAATCGCCGCATTACATTTGATTTCCTGTCTGGCCATGTCGCCAAGGCCAGACAGTGAAATCTTCAAGCCTCAATGAGACCTAGCTGGCACTGCACTTCGGTGACAGCTTCAGAAGGCTCGCAGCCATCACAGTACAAGTCGTGCAGCCATTCTTCAGTTTCACCCTGGTCATCTACGATGTAGCGGCCGAGGCTCTGGCGAGCCTTTGCGATCCAGCGGTTCCAGGCGCGGTCTTGAGCGTCTTCGCGGCATTCATCAGCCGCCATGATTGCCATGTTGAAAATCGTGAATTCCTCCCGTTGATTTCCCAGATGCCACTCACGGAATGGCACCTGGTGAAATCCCGGCCTCGCTACTGGCGTCAGGCCGGGGTATTGCATTAGCAGTGATCGTTCGAGTTCAGCCGCCGACGGCATTGCTCTTAATTCGGTTGGCCTTGAGCTTCCCTATCACCTCGCGTCGATCGGCGTTGGCGGGGTGGTCATGGGGTCAGGTATTCGCTACACGACTGCCGACTGCAGCTCTGCGGCCCGTTGAGTGGGGCAGTCCGTCGTGGGTTGCCGGTCCGCGTTCCGGCTGGGCTTGCTACTTCATTGGCTGTTTCCTCCTGTGGTTTTTGATCCGCACCATGCTCGTCGCCGGGTTTCCCCACCTCTGCCTGCTGCAGCTACTGGCTACGCATCAGGTGGCTCGCATGGATTGGCGTCCACCCATGAGGGAGTCCGGCAGCTATCCAGAGGCTGCGTGGTCGACGACTTAGCTTGTCCCGACCCAGGTGATGGCCTGGGTGCGTCGAGGTGGTCACGTCTGGTTGTGTAAAGAGCGGCGGCCTTGAGACCTCCCGAGGAGCTGTAGCGCCTCGATAGACAAAAGATACCTGTGGGTAATATATGTAGTCAATACCTAAAGGTAATTGTGTGGTCGTGGGCACTAAAAAGCCCGCACAAGGCGGGCAATGGAGGGAATCTGAAATCAGTCTTCGGCGGGCACAGTCCAGGTCAGCTTTACCGATCCGCCCTCTCGGTAGTCGAGCGTGACGTTGTCGTTTTCCGCCACCTCACCCAAGAAGCGCTCCCAGTCTTCCTGGGCTTCGCTATGCGCTTTCTCGATCACTGCCGACCTGGCTTTCTGCGCTGTCGGCGAATTGATGATTCTCTGGATGCGAGCACCCATCATCTCGTAGGGCGTAGGCGGGGTAGGGGCTTTAGATTTCGATTGCTGCTTGGCCATGGCGTAGCGCTCCGCTTTCTGTATGGATGAACAGTAATTTATCTGGAGGTAGCTCGCGATACTGTATAGAGCACATTTGTGCTCTTTTGGCGCGCAGGCAAAGAAAAGCCCGCCGGGGAGGGCGGGCTAACGTAGGGAAATCGGATGAGCCTTTACTGTGCAGGGTAGGGCGTGAAAATAGCGTGAAGACATGAAAAAGCCCGCCGAAGCGGGCTCTATGCGACCTGCGCCGCCCCTCCAGCAATCATAAAATGGTGTGGACTGTCGAGTGGCGATCATGTGGGCAAGACTCTGCATCATTATTCCATCAGTTTGTATCCTAAATAATAAAGGCCCCAAAAAGTGGCTATTATCATCTGAAAGAAGGCGATAAAGTATGAAAGCAAGATGACGAAACTGAAGACAACACCAGAAGCGAGACCTGCAATTGTTGAGTCGAAAATCGACTTTCCGAAAGTCATCATGGCAATTGAAAATATTACCACCAAGATGCTCTGCGCAGTCAAAAATGCAAAAAGCATAGCCAGAAACTTTCGGCGAGTGAGGTCGACAATGTTCGTGGAACCTCTAAATCTTATAATCACCTTTGGAGTTGGCTCGGGGATTATATTGTCGATGTCAGAGCGGCCGAATGTGGCAATAGCCGCTAATGCAGCAATGTAGAATCCCGGGAGAGACTGAACAAATGATAATATCAGGGAAATTAGGTTTCCAGGTGCATAGTAGCTTGCTTCACTGTCTAATAGGAATAGGGTGATCGTAAGTGCCATTGCCAAAGTTGACGGGTATAACCAGTCCACCACCCACTTGTAAGGATGCTGTATGGAAAGGTAGCCAAATGGTCTTAGCAATTGTCCTAGTAACATCGCTTACTCCATAAGCGTGATAACTTCCCTGATTATAAGCGAGTTGATGCTTTCAAAGCTACTAGTGTTGACCAACGGTGCTTCGATCGGGTGTCGCTTCACATATTTCTCGCTCGCCACCAAGTTTCCGGTGGTTGTTGATATCGTGGCATCTTTGTCAACGCCGGCCTCTGTTTTAAATCTTATTCTGATGTGCTTGTACTCTTCATCGGCTCGGGTAACATTAGCCCGTAACTTTCGGATTGCAGAGCCTAACGATCCTATCATCTCGGACTTCGGCCTTAAGTCGACAGTGCGCTGTCTCTCGATTATACCTCCTTGCTCGTCCCAAATAGCGCCTTCTTTTGAGAAATTCAACAATTGGATGGCAGCAAGGGTGCCGCCCTCTAAGTCTTTTTGGAAGTCGTCAGATGGATGGCCCTGTAGCTCTAGTTCATGCAGTAAATGAACCATGAGAGGTCTCCCTTTGGAGTCTCTGGCGCCATTGTTGTTAGGGATTAGATATTCCTTCGGGAACTCACTTTTGCACTTCCGTATGACGTGCTTTAAGAATTTTATAATGCTAGTTAAATGTAATCCTGATCCGTAAACTGCCTCTACTACACAAAGGTAATAGTTGTCACCCTTCTCTGGGTTAAGATTGATAACAACGTGCGCCGAATGTTCCCCGCCATGGCCGGGCGGCTTGGCATGTACTACGCGGCTTTTGCTTTCTGGGTCGGATGACACTGCATCTGGAGCAGAGGGGTCGCTGATATTAACTAGTAATATCAATCGCTCCTCTGTAATGTTGATGTCCGAGAGGAAATATTTGGGAGAGGTGGAGACGCGTCCCTTTTGAAGTAGGCGATCTCCCGTATCGAACAATTGTTTTATTTGTAGTGCTATAGCTAGCATTGTTTTTGGAGTGGTAGCAAAATGAGCTAAGTTCCCTTCTGCTCGAGATACTCCGTACGCGCTAATTTTTAGGTCGTAAAAGGTTGCATTCCGGTGCATTTTGTAAATCCTAAATCGATGGTGTTGGCCAGGTCATCGCCTACTTTGTAATTTTTAACATCAAGCTCGTATCTAATTACGAGGATCGTTAGTTCATTGATCCTCGTTATGAGGCTTCATCCGCACAATCGTCCCCGCCTTCACCTCATCCCCATACCCAGCCAACCGATCCTCCCCAGCCTGCATTACCTGGCAGATCCTGATCACCGCCTGGGCGTCATGCTCGTTTCCGGCCTGGCTCAGTCGCTCGGCAATCCGCAACAGCTCGACCGCCGACCATTTGAGATCGCTGGCCAGGCCCTGGAGGTCGCGGCGGAGCTCTTGGTTGGGCTTGGTTAGTGGCATGACTAGAAGCTCCGACCGGTCCACCAGTAGATGATCTGGGCCAGGATCTTGATGTCATCCTCGCGCTCGCCCGGCACCTCAATCGCTGGATACTGCGTGTTGTCCGAGATGATCCTCAGGCCATCTAGGTCGCGCTGAATTCGCTTGATCTGGAGCTTCCCGCGCATGAGGAAGAAGTAGATCGCGTCGTCCTCGACCGAGGTGACTCCGGCGTCCACCAGCACTGCGTCCCCGCTGCGGATCGTCGGCGCCATGCTGTCGCCACGGCCCGAAATCAGTTTCAGGTTCTCCGGCTTGGTGTAGGTCAGGTTCTGGCGCACCCAGTTCGCATCCAGGCTCATATGCTCAATGACCATGTTCATTTCGGGTGGCTCCGTGCCCGGACCCATGGAGCCCTCAATTTCGTAGCGTGGGACCTCTACGAGCGGCCTATAGCTCCTGATTTTCTGAGCCAAGGGCTCAGGGAGCCCATCAACGTTGATCGTCTCAGAACTGTCTGCCCCCAAGCGCGGGCGATCCATAGCGTAGATAGGGAGCCGGTACTCTCGCTCGATCTCACGCGCGAAATCTTCGCCAATATTCTTGCCGCCCTTCTTCCCTGGCGGATAAAGGCAGCGCGAAATGTAATCGGGCTGCTTTTCTAGGCGGCGCGCGAACTCAGCCTTCGCTCCATGCTTTCCAATCCCGTATTCGCGGTCGATTAGCAGGTGAAGGTTCGCTTTTCTGATCAAGTTCATATCCATACGAGCAAATATGCTTTTCCGTTACTCATAGGTAAATGGCCTGCGGGTATTGCTTAATGCTTACCCGTGGGTAAGAATTGGTTCGTCACATAGGAGATTCGTGATGCGAATCAAGAACACCCAAATGCTGGATTGGGTCAGGTCCGCTTCGGATGAAGCCATTGCGCGGACCGGCACCACTCGTGGCTACCTGAAGCAGATTGCTTACGGCAACAAGCAGGCCTCGGCGATGGTCGCGGCAAATCTTGAGCGGGAAACCCAGGGGCTGATTACCCGCCAATCGCTTCGGCCAGATGACTGGCAGGCCATTTGGCCAGAGCTGTCAACGATAGGCCTTAGAGCGAACCAAATTGTGCATCGGGTGGCCAATCGCTAGTAGATGACCAAAACACCTGTGAATGTAACCAGTAGGAGCGGGGGATGAGCAACGAACAGAGCAGCACTTTCACTGAGGCGACCATCCGCAATGCTCCGCCGCCTCTCTCCGACCGGGAGCGGGAAATCGCGCTGCAAGCCATTGCGGCTCGAGCGACGGGCACTCCTGTGGAGGCTGCCTACCAGATCCTGGCGGGCATCGAAGCGCTGGATGTCGGCCCTGAAGGCCCCTTGGTGGTTTTGTGGCCCAAAGGGAATGGTTTCGGGACGATTGAGGACAGAGCTGCCTGGCACAAGGCCGAGATGGAGCGCTTGCTTGCCAGAGCCGGTGACCTCCAGCGTGCTCTCGATCTCGCCAAGCAGCGGGCTGCGATTACTCGGTCCGGATGCGCCCCTGAAGATCCTGATGGATTGGCTGGGCTACCAGATCATCCAGCCGCTCAAGAATGTTCTGCACATCAGCGGATTCGAGCTGGAGAGCCATCAGCTCAGGGCGAAGCAGATCCAGCAGCTCGTCATCTTTCAGCAGGCGAACCTCTTCAAGGCGCCAGTGATGAGTAATCGCCAAGTGCAGCCGAAGGGGCTCGAATCGTTCCGGGTCTTCCCATGGCAGGTAGAGCTTGGCTCGCAACTGCTTGTCAAGGCACTCAAGCAAGAACCACGGGTAGGCGTAGTAGAGCTTGTTGATCTGGTCGCCCAAGAACGGATCTCGACTGATCTCACGAATGCCACTGGGGGCCCCGTTCGCCAGGGCTTCAAGGAGTTTCCCTGCACTTTGCTCGTAACGCATATGTCCGGCCTCCGATGGCCTTTTCGTATGGAAGCAAAAAGCTACCACGGATGCGCCGGACACCCATAACGCCTGAATTCCAGGCATAAAAAAACCGCCTGGCAGGGCGGCTTCTTCAACAACATAACGAGGTCATTATGCACTCTGCAATGGATGCAAGCAACACCGCACCTTTGGCCGCATCGCACCAGAAAGCTTTCCACAAATCCGCCGCACTCCATGCCGCGCGAATGATTCGTCTCCAGTACGCAGCCTCCTCGAAGTCCGCGCTCCGCCGTGAGTGTGTCGAGCACCTGCGGGCATCGTTGTGCGGAGGTGGCGTGTGAGCACCGTCACCACCATCCAACCGAAAAGCGGATTCACCCGAATGGACAACGACCTGTACGAGGCTCTTATCGGGGCTGAGCTGTCAGGCCGCGAGCTTCGTGTCGCCCTGGCAATCCATCGCCAAACCGCTGGTTACAACCTGGAGAGGGCCACTATCGCGGCTTCGTACATAGCCGAGATGTCCGGCATTCGTCGCGAGGACGTGTCCCGAGCCATCTCGGAGCTGCTTCGCCAGTGTGTGATTTGCCGTGAAGGCGGTAGCCGTAGCCCGATCGGCTTCAAACCAGTCGGAGAGTGGAAGATTGACAAGAAAAACACCCATCCGAACAGGCCAAAAGAAGTGCCACAGTGTGGCGTTTCCGACACGTCCAATGTGGCGTTTCTACCACACAATAAAGACAGAAATACAAATACCAATGCTAACGCATTGGTTGTCGACGCATACGCATCGACCGGCGACGGTGAAGTTGATCACAGCAACGACAAGGCAGCCCCACCGGCTGGCCAGCCTAAGGCCGCCAAAGTCGACAAGATCCCATATGCCCGCATCGTCGAAATCTACAACCAGACCTGCGGCCACGCGCTGCCTCAGTGCTTGAAGCTCAATGACAAGCGCCGCACCCGCATCCGCGCTTGCTGGAATCTGCAAATCAATGGCGTCCACCCTTTCCGCAAGAGCGAATTCTGGGCTGCGTACTTCACCGACTGCTTGGCGGTCAAGCATTACACCGGCACCAATGACCGCGGCTGGACCGCCGACATCGAGTTTCTGACCCGCGAAGCCACCGTGCTCAAGGTGCTGGAGGCGCAGCAATGATCACTACTCGCCCACTGGTTGCAGAGGAAGCCGAGTTCGGCGTCATTGGCTCGTTGATGCACCAGCCGTCCCTGATCGAAACCATCGGCGCCAAGGTCTCGCCGATGCACTTCCACCAGCAAGACGCTGCCGAGCTGTTCAGCATGATCCTTGCCGCACGGTCAGCAGGTCGTCCGGCTGATCCAGTGTCTCTTGCCGATATTCGGCCAACGCTGAGCAGCGGCGAGCTAACCCTGGTGCGTGCTGCCGAGATCATGCGCGACACCGTCAGCGCGGCGAATGCCAACGAGTACGCACGGATTGTCGTCGAGCGCTCCAAGGCCCGTGTCGTCAACAACCTCGGCCAAACCATCATCGACTTGGCGTCCCAGGCCAGGCCTATCGCCCAGATCATCGCCGAAGTGCAGGAGGCCGCTCTGTCGCTGAATAGCGAGGACGACGAGCCCGATGTAATCACGCTTGCTGAGGCGCTTGGGCCCGTTATCGACGAGATGGACGATCGATTCAACGGCCGGGGCATCAACGGTCTCTCCACCGGCCTCACCGATCTGGACGAGTTGATTCAGGGGCTTCGCGGCTCCCACGTCATCATCGTCGCGGGTCGCCCAGGCACCGGGAAAACCACGCTGGGCCTTGGTATCGCTGAGTACCTGACCATTCGCGAGAGCAAGTCTGCCCTGGTGTTCTCGCTGGAGATGGCCGGCAAGGAGCTGGCCAAGCGCAGTCTCGCCTCGGCTTCGTCGGTCACCACCGGCAGCATCGATACCGGCAAAGCCATGGGCGACGGCGAGCAGATTCAAAAAATCACTGCGGCCGTCGGGCGCATGCGTGATGCCGACCTGCGTATCTGCCAGAAGGGCGGCCTGCCGATGAGCCGAATCCGCAATATCGCCCGGTTCCAGCACAAGGCCAAGCCGCTCGACCTGATCGTCATCGATTACATCGGCCTGATCGCGCCGGAGCCGGGCAGCCGCCAGCAGAACCGGAACCTTGAGCTTGGCGCTATCAGCCGAGGAATCAAGGCCATGGCCAAGGAGCTGGACGTGCCGGTGATCGTCCTTGCCCAGCTGAACCGGGGTATCGAGACCCGTTCCGCCAAGAAGCCCCAAATGTCCGACCTGCGCGACTCAGGCGAGATCGAGCAAGACGCCGACATCATCCTGATCGCCCACCGCGATGCCGATTCAGATCTGGGCCAGAGTGGCGTCACCGAAATCGACGCGGTCAAGCATCGTCACGCCCCTGTTGGGCACTGCCTTCTGCAGCACCAAGGCGAGTTTGCCCGATTCGCCAACTACGCCGGCACGCGTGAACAGCAGCAGGCTGCCGCCCAACCGGCTCGCAGGTCCTCCCGCTCGCTGCTGAACGACTTCCAGCCAGGGGAGAGGTTCTGATGCTGCTGCCGCCTGAAGTCTCCGAATACCGCTACGCGCTGTACTGCCGCAGCGATCTTCTTGGCCTATCCCATGAGCCGGCCCAGCCGATTTGCCTCTACCGCGAGAAGGCATTCGCGCTGGCACACGGTGAGCGCCTGTGGCCGAGCACCTACTACGTCATCGATCTTCACGGAGAAGACAGCCCATGCGGCAATCGAAGCTGACCAAGGCTGCCCGCGGCCGGGAGTGCCAAGTGCGCATCCCTGGCGTGTGCAACGGCAACCCCGAGACCACCGTCCTTGCGCACTACCGCCTGGCTGGCACCTGCGGCGTCGGCAAGAAGCCGCACGACCTGCAAGGCGCTTGGTCCTGCAGCGCCTGTCACGACGCATGCGATGGGCGCAGTCGTGCCGTGTACCGTGAGACCGCTCGCCAGTACCACGCCGAGGGCGTTATGCGCACCCAGGCGCTGCTGCTCAACGAAGGGGTGATGATCGCATGAATGCACCCGCCCTGCGCCCGTTCAAGGCCAAGCCGGCCCGTGCCAAGCCCGTCGACCGGGAAGGGCAGGAGCAGGCTGCCCTGCTCGAAGAGATTCAACTGCGCTATCCCGAGGTGTACGAGCTGATCTACCACGTCCCGAATGGCGGCCATCGGCACAAGGGCGTGGCGCTGAAGCTCAAGGCCCAGGGCGTGAAGGCCGGCATCCCCGACCTGGTCCTGACCATGGCCCGCGGCGGCTACTTCGGCCTGTACATCGAGTTCAAGGCGACGGTTGATCCGGCGCCCGTTTCTTCCAGTCAGCAAGCATGCATTCGCCGACTGAACGACCAAGGCTACCTGGCCGTTGTGTGTCAGGGGCATTTCGACGCCATGGAGTGCCTGAGAGCCTACCTGGCCCTTCCCGTTACGGTGGCTGCATGAGCGCGACCCGAGAGGTGAAGCTGAGCGAGGCCGAGGTTCGCCGGCAGGCCGCCGACAAGTCGGTGCGTGACCTGCGGGACCCGCGTCACCCCGGCTTGTACCTGCGCTTCTGGAGCAACCGCGAGCGCGGCACCTGGCACCTGGTGCGCGGCAAGAAGTGGGTGCCCGTCGCCCGTTGGCCTGACCTGACCGTGGCGGCGGTGATCTCTGAGTTGCCCGCGCTGCGTCAGCGCCTGCTGCGCGATCCGGCCACGGCGCCGGTGGTTTCCGGCATGGCCACCGTGGGGCAGTTGCTTGACTGGTACGGAGACCGCATGGCGCGCGACCGCTCACTGTCGGCGAAGCGCAAGGCCGGCGCCCGCTCTGCCATTGCCCAGCACTTGAAACCGCGCCTGGATGACGTGGCCTTGGCTGACGTGTCTGCCGATGCGTTGGACAAGCACCTGATGTGGCCGTGCCAGGCCGAGGTGTCGCTGTCCTACCTGCGGCAGATGTTCGCGCTGCTGCTGACCGCCTTCCGCCAGGCACTGCAACTTGGCCTGATCGACCGTAACCCCATGGCCGGGATGCGCTTCAACGACTTCACCAAGGCCAAGATCCTGCCCAAGGCAGCCCGCCTGCGTGACGTGCAACTGCCCGAGCTGATGCAGCAACTGGCACAGGCATTCGAGCAGGAGCCGGGCGACGCCATGCTGGCCCTGATGATGCTGGCCCACGGCACCCGGATCGGTGAGACCCGCATGGCGCGGTGGAACGAGATCTCGCTGGCTGCGGCTGAGTGGTTCATCCCGGCCGCCAATGCCAAGACCCGCACCGAGCACCGCTTGCCGCTGACCGCCCAGGTGCAGGCGCTACTGACCCGGTACCGGGCCATCCAGCAGGCCGAGGGCTATGAGGGCGTCTACCTGTTCCCGAATCGCCGGGGCCTGTGCCTGAGCGAGACGCAAGCCAGCAACGTGTTCAAGCGCCTGGGGCAGGGCGAGTGGACCAGTCATGACCTGCGCAAGGTCTCTCGCAGCACCTGGACCGACCTCGGCATTGACGGCCACATCGGCGAGATGCTGCTGAACCACAAGCTGGGCAAGATCGCCAGCACCTACATCCACACCCAGGCCATGCAGCAGCGCCGCGCCGCGTTGGAAAAGTGGCATGCCTGGCTTGATCGGATCGGCTTTGCAGCCATTCACGGCCTTACCAAGGCCTTATTTGAAATTTCGCAGAATTCGCCAGAGGCCACAGCAGCCGTGGCGCCGAACGACCTTACCGCATTTGTAATTAGCGAGGATTCGAAATGAGCATTGCTGAATTCGCGTACCAGGCCGCGGGCCTGCTCTTGGCCTACTACATCGGATGGGTTCGCGCTCATTACACGGTCGCTACCGAGTGCGAGCGCCTGGGCGGCTTTTATGTGGGAAGCAAGACGTTCCGCTGCGAGAAAGTCGAGGATTCGAAGGCATGAAGAAGAGCCACGGCCCAGCCTTCAAGAAGGCCGTGATCGAGCTCGAGAAGTGCCCTTTGTGCCGTGGGAGAGCGGTCACAAAGAGCATGTTCTACGAGATGCCCTGCGGTCACTGCAACGGCTCCGGCTGGGTAGAGGCTGCAACTGGCAAGGCTCTGGCCCTAGATGAACTGGTGACCCAGCTCAGCCTGAAGCTTCAGGCCGCGACACGGCAGATCGAGCAGTTGAAGAACCCTCAGGCATCCGGGCCTGAGGCGACATATCAGGGAAGCAACCAGCGCGGCGCTGGCGGCACCAACTACACCGGGGATTGAGGGGAAGAACCATGAAAGTAATCAGCGCTCGACAAGCTTGGCACGACGCAATGCACGAAGATCGCCCGTCGGCTCTGGCCGTCGCAGCGGAAATTGCAGCCCTTGGCAAGAAGGGCGGCCCAGGAGAGAGAAAGGTGATGGTGATGTTGGAAAACCATGAAGGCAAAGAGGTGGCCAAGGTCTACGAAATCCGCACGGAGGGTGTGCACGAAACTCGATCTGGGCGCCGCCTTACTGATGCACGCTGTGCACACATGCTGGCCGCCGGCATGATGCTGGTAGCGATCGATACGCTACCCAAGTCCCTGCGCACCTTCGGCAATTTTATGTATTCGCCGATCAGCAATGCCAATGATTTGAGTATTGCTCATGGCCTGGCGTGGCTTGGTAGTGGGCTGGATGATCTCTCAGGGCGCAAGAAGGAGCGCGCTTATTGGATGGCCATGGCAGCCCTGCAATCGCACAAGCAGATGGTTCATGGCCGAGAAGGGTGGGGGCCGGGAGCAGTGTGCATCTTTGTGGAGGAGCGCACCGGCGTGAAAATGGACCCCAGCCATTGGGCTCGTGATTGGGCAGATGTTTGGGAAAAGTTGGGCTCTCATATCGACAAGCTGGACCGGCAGGCGCTGCGGCCCGTCGCTCAGGTTGTAGACCGCATGAGAGAGCGCGAAAAAGCCGCTTGACTATTTGGCGAGTGTTTTGGCACTATTTCACCATCGTGATAATTTCGCCTATGGCGAAAACATAAAGAAACCCGGCCCCCAAAACCGGGTTTTTTATTGCCTGAAGAAGGCCTCAAGACTGCCACAGCTTGCGGCTTCGCTTTTTTCAGAATTTTTCAAAACACGCGGAACGATTTGATGGCACTCTGATTCTGATAGCTTGCTAAGAAAAACCTATCAGGATTCCGTGATCATGAAAAAAATCATCGCTGCTGCGGTGTTCTCCCTCCTGGCAACCGGCGCACAGGCCGCTGATCTGTCCGGTGCGATCGGTGCGACAAGCCAGGGAGGTTTGACCGCTCGTGCTGCCGTAGGGTTTGACTGGGAAAAGAGCTGGTTTGAAACCAGCACCGGCCGCCTAACCGGTTATTGGGACGCTGGCTACACCTATTGGGAAGCTGGAGACGCTTCCGGTGGGGCCCATTCGCTGTCTTTCTCCCCTGTGTTCGTTTACGAGTTTGGCAACGGCAACGTTAAGCCCTTCATCGAAGCCGGTATCGGTGTGGCGGTGTTCTCAGGCACTTCCGCGGGCGACCAGAATTTTGGTTCGTCTTTCAACTTCGAAGACCGCATTGGCGCAGGCCTGAAGATCGGCGACACGCAGAAGGTTGGTATCCGAGCAATGCATTACTCCAACGCTGGTATCAAGCAGCCGAACGACGGCATCGAATCGTACTCGCTCTTCTACAGCCACCAGATTTAACCTTTTTTTGCATAGCTCCCCTTGCCCGCCTTGTGCGGGCTTTTTCTTTTCTGGAGATCTTGGATGGACCCGACCGACCTCGGCCCAGGCACAGCCACCTGGCTGGGCGGAACGGGCACCGTCTTACTGGGCGGCTTTTTATGGCTGCGCAAGTTTCTCTCGAAGGATGCCGCCGACCGCGCCATGGACAACGCCGATATCGGCACCGTCCGCCGACTGAACGAACTACTTGATTCCGAGCGCGAGGCCCGCAAACTTGCAGAGGCCCGTGCCGACCAATTCGCCAAGGAGCGGAATGAACTCGCCGCCGCGGTTGGCCGGATGGAGGGAAAGATCGAAGCGCTCACCGGGCAGGTATCCCAGCTCACCGACAAGGTGACGAGCCAGAGCGCCGAGATCGCCCGGCTACGTGCTCAGCTTGGAGGTGATGCGTGATGGACAGATGCGCGCTTGAATTTATCGCTCGCCGCTGGTGGCGCCGAGCGGAGATCTGGATCATCGCCCTAGTACTGATCGCCGGCGGAGCGGTATTGGGTTGGCAGTCGGCCTATTGGGACATGACCAGCGCCCAGGCCAACCAGGTAAAGCAAATCCGAGATGCATATGACGCCGCGATGGCTGAGCGCGACAAGCGATTGTCCGAATTGACACTCAAAGCCGAGAGCGCTGCGACCAAGGCATCCAAGGCGGCAACCACCGCGAACCAGGCGGCAGACAAGGCTGACGAAGCTTTGAGTCGAACCCAATCGGAGGCTTGGCCATGATCCAGTTGACCGGCATCAACCGCAACGCCATTTACTTGGCCCCGGCCTCTATCGCTTCGGTTACCGAAGCAGGGGCCAGCAGCCAGTGGCACGGCATCTGCGCAATCGTCCGTACGTTTGACGGCCAAGTGCTGGAGGTTCGTGAGCGCGCTGTCGATATCGCTAGCCAAGTCGGCATGCGTCGAGAGGCGTGATGCCGCGCCACAAAATCTACATGCGCCGCTTCGTGGCGCGAGGAGCTTGTATGCCTGCGCCCTCCACATTCCACCGTCCAGCCGACGGTCGCGGCAACCGCATTGTGTTCGTGAATGGCAACCAGATCGGCAACGTGCTCTGGTGCGATACCGCTGCCGGGGTATGCGTCTACGCACCTCACCCCGTGAAAGCGAAGCGACCGGAGCGTGAGCTGATCTACACCCGCCGACTGCGCGGCGCTGTCACCGTCGAGCCAGCTTGGCAATGAAGCGCCCGCCGTACACGCCCTGCAAACTTTACGTGGACGGGGCCGAAGGCATCGCGGTCGGTGACTTCATCATTACTGCTGCCGGTTCGGCGTATCTGGTGCAGACGCTTCGGGCCAGCCGAACCCGCCCCGAGCGCAAGCACATGAACTGCCTGCGCTGGCCGATCGCCGAGGTGCCGGGTGATGCGCGGTGCTACCAGCTGACTTGGTACAAGAGATGAGGACCACCGGCCATGGCCAAGGTGTATGCAACGATCGTCTGCCGGAAGGCCTGGTGGCTGAAGTACTACCTTGCCGGCGTCCTCGTCGCGTCCCACGTAAGTGGTCGAGAGCCGGATATGGAGCGCGTCTTTCGTTGGATAGAGCGCAGCATCAAGGTCGAGGTGCGCTGATGGCTAGGCTCAAGACGCTGGGACCGCGCATCAAGGAGAGCGCAAGCTCTCGGGTCAAGGTGGTCACGCCTGGCAGCTGGCGTAGCGGGATGACCAGCTCCCAGCGTGGTTACGACTACAGATGGCAGAAGGCGCGTGAGCAGTACCTCAATGATCACCCGCTCTGCGTTTTCTGTGAACGGAACGGCCGTACGACCGCCGCCAAGTTGGTCGACCACATCATTGCTCACCGCGGCGACATGGTTCTTTTCTGGGATCAGAGCAACTGGCAAAGCCTCTGCAAGACCTGCCATGACTCCGTCAAACAGGCTGAGGAAGCGGCAGGAATCTTATAGCGCCATAAAAAACTTATTTTTCTAAGAAAAATTTGATGAAGAGGGCTGTAGGAATTCGCGTTTCGCCCCGGATCGGTGCGCACGGCCTCGGAAGGGGTGCTGAACCGAACGAATCGGCGGTAATGAGACTGATTCTCGTAAAAATGGGGTAGGGGGGTCAAAAGCTATGGATTCTCATCTAGCTAGACCGCCTCCGACCCCACGTAGACATTTTTCTCCCCCCTAAAGGTTTTTGTTAATGGTGTTAACAGACAAACAGCGACAGTTTGTTGACGCTAAGGCCCGGGGCGCGTCCAACAAAGAAGCAGCGGAAGCCGCGGGCAGTAAGCCCTCGACGGCTGCCGCAGCTGGTTCGCGCTGGGCCAATGATCCGAAGATCGCATCCGCAATTCTGGCTCGTAGAGCAGAGCTCAGTGTTAACCCTGAGCCGAAAAAACGGCGCAGCAAAGCGAAAGCCGATGAAGCCAATGAAGCCCCCGTCGAGATGAACGAGGCCGACGGAGAGTTCCTTAGCTGCCTGCCTTCAACCAATGATCCATTGGTCTGGCTGCTCGCGCTGATGAACGAACCCCGGGCGAAAGTCTTCGACCGGCGCAACGCTGCGCAGACCGCCGTGCCGTATATCCACGGGAAGAAGGCCGAGGCGGGCAAGAAAGAGCAGAAGGCGGAGGCCGCGAAAGAGGCCGGCAAGGGCAAATATTCCCAAAGCAAGCCGCCCCTTACTGTCGTCAAGGGGTGACGCATGCTTTGGACCACGGCCTGCCCTGACTGGTGGCGGCGCCTGGCTGCCAGCGAATCAATCATCCCCGAACCGCTATTCCCCCAGGAAGCAGAGGAGAGTCTTGAGGTTTTCAAGGGGCTGCGCATTGTCGATGCCCCAGGTAGCCCAACCATTGAAAGTGCATGTGCTCCATGGGTACTGGCTTTCGCAGGGGCTGTTTTCGGCAGCTATAACAGCGAGACAGGCGAACGCCTGATTCGGGAATTCATGCTCTGCATCCCGAAGAAGAACAGCAAGTCGACCATTGCTGCTGCGATCATGTTGACTGCACTGGTCCGCAACTGGCGTAAGTCGGCTGAGTTCATCATCCTCGCGCCGACCAAAGAGATTGCCGACAACGCCTTCGTCCCGGCCAAGGACATGGTCAACAACGACGAAGAGCTGAAGGACCTGCTGCACGTGCAGCCACACCTTCGGCTGATCACTCATCGCGAGACGGGTGCCACGCTGAAGGTCGTCGCCGCTGATAGCGACGTGGTGGGCGGCAAGAAGGCCGTTGGCGTGCTGATCGACGAGGCCTGGCTGTTCGGCAAGAACCCGAAAGCCGCTGACATGATTCGGGAGGCCACCGGTGGCCTGCTGTCCCGACCTGAAGGCTTCGTCATTTGGTTGACCACCCAATCGAACGAGCCACCGGCCGGGGTGTTCCGGTCGAAACTGAATTATGCCCGCGGCGTGCGTGATGGCCGCATCAACGACAATCGCTTCCTGCCGATCATCTACGAATTCTCGAAAGAGATGATCGACAGTGGCGCCGCGCGCAAGCCCGAGAACTTCCACCTGGTGAACCCTAACATGGGGTTCTCGGTAGATCGCCCCACGCTTGAGCGTTTGTTCATGCAGGCTGAGATCGACGGCGAAGCGGAGCTGCGTGGTTTCCTAGCCAAGCACCTCAACATCGAGATCGGCCTAGCCCTGATGTCGGACGCTTGGGTAGGCGCAGAGTTCTGGGAGCCACAGGCGGTTACCTGGCTCAACCTGGAGCAGATCCTTGAGCGGTGCGAGGTCATTGATGTGGGCGGTGACGGCGGCGGCCTGGACGACTTGCTCGGGCTTGCCGTCATAGGCCGAGAGACAGGTACGCGACGGTGGTTCCACTGGGCGCATGCCTGGGCCCACCCCTCGGTGCTTGAGCGGCGCAAGTCCGAAGCACCCAGGCTCAAGGATCTCGAATCGATTGGCGATTTGACCATCGTCAAGCGGATAGGCGACGACGTCGAGGAGTTCGCAGCCATCGTCAAGCGCATCAACGAGACGGGGCTGCTGGACAAGGTCGGCCTCGACCCCGCGGGAATCGGTTCTGTTCTCGACGCCCTGGCTGATGCCGGTGTCGAGGAAGACAAGATTGTTGGCATTTCCCAGGGCTGGAAGCTCACCGGCGCGATTAAGACGACCGAGCGCAAGCTTGCCGAGGGCACGCTGCTGCACTGCGGCCAGCCGCTCATGGCCTGGTCGTGCGGGAACGCCAAAGGCGTCCCGTCGGCCAACGCCTTCTTGATCACCAAGCAGGCCTCGGGCACGGCCAAGATCGATCCGCTCATGGCTACTTTCAACGCCGTTTCTCTGATCAGCCTCAATCCTGAAGGCCGCGGGGGAATGGACAACTTCATGGCAGGCATTCGGGATCCACTGATCGCATGAACGCATTTCATATTTTCATCGCCTGCTCAGTGGTCGCTTTCTGCTTGGCATGCGGGGGCGTCTGGATGCTGGCTGGTACCGGCTGGGCTTTGCTCGCGGGATCGCTGAGCTTTTTCTGCATCGCCGGCTTCATCCGCAGAGGGCTTGTCAGTGATTAAATCTCTATCCCAGGCATTGGGGGCTGCTGTCACCAAGCCTTCAGCCAGCATGAGTGAATGGCTCGGCAAGACCATCAAGCTGTCGGATGGAGGTTTCTGGAGCGCTTTCAACGGTGCCCAGTCCAGTAGTGGGAAGTCAGTCAGCGTCGACAAGGCCATGCGCCTGTCCACAGTGTGGGCATGCGTCCGGATTATCTCGACCTCGGTGGCCGGCTTGCCGTTGAGCATCTACCGGCGGATGCCGGACGGAAGCCGGGAAAGTGCCCGGGACTTCCCGCTGTACGACGTTGTGCATAACAGCCCCAACGAGGATATGGCCGCCTTCCATTTTTGGCAGGCAGTCGTCGCTTCGATGCTGCTCTGGGGGAACGCCTATTGCGAGATCCACCGATCTGCTGGTCGGGTCATCGCTCTGGACTTCCTGATGCCGTCGAGAGTCGACCTCGAGTTCGACGATGACGGACGACTCAGATACTTCTTCAGGCCCCGTAAGGGCGCACGTCGAGAGATTCAGCGGCAGGACATGCTGCACATCCCAGCCTTTACCCTGGATGGTCGAGTCGGCCTTTCTGCTATTCGGTACGGAGCAGATGTGTTCGGTTCTGCGATGTCTGCAGATGATGCTGCCAACAGCACCTTCCGTAACGGCATGATGCCCACGGTCGCGTTTTCGGTCGACAAGACGCTGAACCCGGCCCAGCGCGTTGAGTTTCGTGAGTACGTGAAGACGATCTCCGGGGCGTTGAATGCCGGCAAGAGCCCTGTGCTCGAGCAAGGCGTGAAGCCGGAAATGATCGGCATCAACCCTGCTGATGCGCAGTTGCTGGAGTCGAGAGGACACAGCATCGAGGAAATCTGCCGCTGGTTCGGCGTCCCACCCTGGATGGTGATGAAGACCGACAAGGGCAGCAACTGGGGCACTGGCCTGGAACAGCAGCAGATCGCGTTTCTCACCTACTGCATCATGTCCTTCACGGCGCCTATCGAGCAGTGCGTAAACAAGTGGTGCATGACGGCTGTTGACCGGATCAAGTTCTACGCAGAGTACTCACTTGAAGCGTTCTTGCGTGCGGACAGCGCTGGTCGCGCGGCCTATCTCAGCACGATGGGGCAGAACGGCTACATGACCCGAAACGAGGGCCGGCGGAAAGAAAACCTTCCCAGCATGCCGGGTGGCGATGTACTGACCGTGCAATCCAACCTGGTGCCACTTGACCAGCTGGGCAAGCAAAACGATAGCCAGGCCGCAAGGGCCGCATTGATGAACTGGCTCCAACAGCCGGGAAAGTAAATCACGGGAGCAATCCATGAAGCACAAGATCCAGTCTCGCGGCGTGCGCAGCGAGATGAGCCCGCGCGCGCTCGAAAAATGGAATCCCGCGATCCAGGCGGCCGTCGAGAACACCTCGGACACCATCACTGTTTACGGAGTGATCGGCGAAGACTGGTATGGCGAAGGCGTCACACTGAAACGAATCGATGCCGCTCTGCGGGCCATCGGCGAGCGAGATGTCACCGTCTACATCAACTCGCCAGGCGGCGACATGTTTGAAGGCATTGCTATCTACAACCGCCTGCAGGAGCACAGCCATCAGGTCACCACCAAGGTGCTCGGCATGGCGGCTAGCGCTGCTTCGATTGTCTTCCTGGCTGGCAAAAAGCGTGAGGTGGCCAGCAGCGCCTTCCTCATGATCCACAACTGCTGGACCTGGCTCGCCGGCAATCGCAACTACCTGCGCGATATCGCTGACGACATGGAGGAGTTCGACGCCGCGATGGCAGACCTCTATGCCGAGACCAGTGGCCAGTCGACAGAAGACATGGCCGAGCTGATGGACGACGAAACCTACATCCGCGGCAAGCGTGCCGTGGAGCTTGGCCTGGCCACCGGGCTGTTGTCGGCCACTGAAGTAACCGAGCGCGAAACCGAAGACGCCGCGCAGGCCAATGCGCTCAAGGCCATGGATGTAGCGCTGGCCAAGGGTGGAATGCCTCGCTCCGAGCGCCGCGAACTATTCGCCAGTTTCAAGTCCGGTATGCCTCGCGCTACCGGCGGGGGTACGCACAACGCTGCCCCGCCCGATAAGCCCCGCGCTGTCGCGCCAGACCTCTCCGCCTCTCTGAGCGCGGCAACCAATCTCCTCAATTCTCTGAAAGGAAAGTGACCATGGACTTTGAAGCCCAAGTCAAGGAACTCAACGCCAGCCTCAAGGGTATTGGCGATCAGATCAAAAGCCAGGCCGAGGCGACCGAGAAGCAGATCAAGGCCTCCGGCGAAATGAATACCGAAACCCGCGCCAAGGTTGATGAACTGCTGACCAAGCAGGGCGAGCTTCAGGCGCGATTGGGCGAGGCCGAGCAAAAGCTCGTGAACGCAAGCCGGGATCGCAACCATCAGGAGGAGCCGCAGAAATCGGTAGGCGCCCTCGTGATCGAAAGCGAAGAAATGAAGGACATGAACTCATCCTTCCGCGGCTCTCGTCGTGTCTCCGTGCCGCGTGCGGCCATCACCACCGCAACCGGCGGTGACCTGGTGCAGACTCAGCGCCTGCCGGGGATTATTGCCCCAGCTCAACGCCGACTGACCGTTCGCGACCTGGTCGCGCCGGGTACCACCGAATCGAACTCCATCGAGTACGTCCGTGAGACTGGCTTCACCAACAACGCCCGCACCGTGGCGGAGACCACTGCCAAGCCGTACTCCGACCTGACCTTCGGCCTGACCACTGCGAATGTGCGAACCATCGCCCATTTGTTCAAGGCCAGCCGCCAGATGCTGGACGATGCCAAGGCCCTGCAGAGCTACATCGACGGTCGTGCACGCTACGGCCTCAACATGGCTGAAGAGGCTCAGTTGCTTTACGGCAACGGCACTGGTGTGAACCTACAGGGCCTCATGACCGTTGCTCAACTGTACGCCGCCCCGTCTGGCGTCGCTGTAGTGGGCGAGCAGCGCATTGACCGCCTGCGCTTGGCACTGTTGCAGGCCGAACTGGCTGAGTTTCCATCCGACGGCATCGTGCTCAACCCGATCGACTGGGCGGCCATTGAGCTGACTAAGGACGGGGAAGGCCGCTACATCATCGGCCAACCGCAAGAAGGCACCAACGCGAAGCTGTGGAATCGTCCGGTGGTTTCCACCCAGGCCATGACCCAGAACGACTTCCTGGTTGGCGCCTTCAAGCTCGGCGCTCAGATCTTCGACCGCATGGAAATCGAAGTGTTGATCTCGACCGAGAACAGTGATGACTTCGAGAAAAACATGGCAACGATTCGTGCTGAAGAGCGCCTGGCCTTTGCCATCTATCGCGACGAAGCGTTCGTTACTGGCCCGTTGGTCACGCCTTAAACATCCCGCAGATCGGCGCCAGAAATGGCGCCGCAATGGAGTAATCCAATGGCACGTAAACAGGAAACACCAGCCTCCACGGCTGATGCGAAGAATCCGGTCTCGACCGTTGACTCCACTGATGGCCCGCCTGAAGGTGACTCGCTTCTTTCGCCGGCCGCGGCACACCCTCCAGCAAGCGGTGACCCGGGCGATTCGGGCGACTCGGGGGCTCCTGCAACCGCTCCAGCTCCAGCGGAAGGCTCGGGCGTTGTGCCGGCAGAAGGACAAGCAGTCGCTGGCACTGGCTCGGATGTCGTCACGGGCGATCAGGGTGCTAGCTCCGGCATCGCCGCTACTGATGCTGCGTTATCCGAAGACGCCAGTCAGGCCGCTTCAACCTTGGCTGATAGCAGCACCAGCGCTGATCAGTTGTCACAAGAGGGCCAGGTCAACCCTAACCCTGCGACTCTTGAGATTTATCCGCTGCGCTCTTACATGGATGAAGGCGAGCTTCGTCGTCGTGGCGGGCCTGCTTATTCGGTCCCGCGCCGGCATGCGGAGGAACTGGTGCAGCGGAATCTGGCATCGCTCGAACCGCTGAAGGAGTGAGGGTATGTCGGTCATCAGCTTGACCATTGCCCGGCATCATCTCCGAGATCCCGACGATGATGACGAATACCTGGAGCTCCTGATCGAGGCGGCAGAAGGGCAGGCTATGGACTATCTGAACCGTCGCTTCTACGCAGATCAGCAAGCGCTGGACGAAGCTGTCGCTGCCGACGATGCCGGCGAGTCCCCCATGGTCTGCAATAAGCAGATCAAGGCTGCCTGCTTGCTGATCCTCGGCCACCTTTACGCCAACCGCGAGGACGTTGTGATCGGGACCATCGCCACCGAACTGCCGCAAGGTTCGAAGGTGCTCCTGACGCCGCATCGTATCGGGTGGGGCATATGAGGGCCGGTCCGCTGCGTCATCGGCTGCAGGTGGCTCATCGACACGAGGAGAGGAATAAATCCGGGGGCGCCACAGTGACGTGGCTGCCAGCTGCTCGCCCTGAAATGTGGGGTGAGATTCGTACCCCAAGCGGTCGGGTCATTGCGGTTGCTGAAAAGCTGAGTGCTGTTGTAACCGCCGAAATCATCGGCAGGCCGCGCCCAGATATCGTCGCAGGATCGCGCCTGTCACGCCGGGGGATCACCTACCAGGTTGAGGCCGTTTTGCCGGACAACGAAAACTCCTTGATGAGGCTTCTCTGCTCATCGGTACCTAACCCATGAGGTGAATGATGAAAATTCGAGCACTAGGCCCGCTGACGGGCGCATCTGGTGAGCGTGAGAAGGGCGAAGAGTTCGAGGTCGACAAGGCCTATGGCGAAGGCCTGATTGCCCGGGGGTACGCCGAAGCGGTCACCGACAAGGCCGCGAAGCCCGCAAAGGCTGATCCGGCCAAGGAGTAGGGTATGGCGCGCCGGTCGAGCCTTCGCGGTGACATCCGGCTACGCCGGACCCTGCGCAACATCCACAAGACGATGGACAACGAGTTGCAGCCTGCCATGGCCAAAGCAGCCGCGCGGGTACTCGAAACCCAGCGACAGCTGATCCCCAAGGATACCGGCGCTGCTGCAGCCGCCCTGCGTGTCTACGTCACCCGCAGCGGGCTGGATGCTCAGGTGGGCATACGGGGCAAGCGAGACAATCGCCGATTCTTTTACCTGCGGTTCCTTGAGTACGGCACCAAGGGCTATTCCGGCAGCATGTACCAGCGAGCTGACCGGAACGCGATCGGCGGCGTGCACACCAACAACCGCGACAAGTCGCAACTGAAAGGGCGGCGCAACTCGATACGCCAGCGCGACACGAAGAACAAGTCCGATGGGCAGCACTTCTTCGGCAAGTACCCGGACATACCAGCGAGGCCGGCGCACCCATGGTTGCGGCCGTCTTTGGATGTAAACCGCGAGTTTGTGATGGCCGATTTGCAGGAAGCAGTCCGCCGAACGCTGCGTAAAGCAAGCCAGGGGGTAGGCAATGGCTGATCCATCTGTGGCACTGCAGGAGGCCATCTTCGCCAGGCTTCAGGCCGAGGTCAGCTGCCCGATATACGACGGCGCGCCCTTGAATGCTGAAATGCCCTACGTATCCATCGACCGGGAGGTATCGGTCAACAGCAGCCCAATCGCGGGCCGCAAGCGCGAAACGCGCCTGTTGTACCTGTCCGTCTGGTCCGATGCCGTGGGTCAGGCCGAGGTTAAGCGCATCAACGGCGAAGTCATCGCCGCTTTGGACGAGCGTCGCCTCCCATTGGAGGTGGGGCGCGCGGTATCTATCCGGGTGGAGCAGGCCGACGCTCAGCGCGACGCCGACGGCATTACTTACCAGGGCTCGATCACCGTCCGCGTGATCACTACCCACTGAACTACCCATCTGCCGCGCCGCGGCTTTATCCAATGTGCCTTTGGAGGAACCCTCATGGCCGACGACAACCTCAACACAGCCGCCGGCTGCCGCCTTGCCATCGGCGGAAAGACCGGTGCCGATAGCGAAACCAAGTACAAGGCCGACACGTACATACAGGTGGGTGAGATCGAAGACCTGGGCGAATTTGGCGACACCTTCAGCGCCGTGAACTTCACTTCCCTGAGCGATGGCCGCGTGCGCAAGTACAAGGGCACCGCCGACGCGGGGAACATGACCATGACCGTGGGCCTGGACAGTGGCGATGCTGGTCAAAAAGCCGTGTCGGTGGCGCACAAGGACCGCTCCAAGGGCAACTACAACGTCAAGGTCACGCTCAACGATGGTGACCCAGATGCAAGCCCTGTCATCCTGCCCACCACCTTCTACTTCGGGGTGAGGGTGATGAACAACACCGTGGCTCCAGGTGCGGCCGATAACGTGGTGCGTCGCAATATGACGTTCGCGATCAACACCGACATCATTGAAATCCCTGCCGGCCCGGCAGTCCCTTGACCGAAGGGGCTGAGCCCCTTCCTTCGTTGCGAGAACCCCAATGAGCGAAGCCTTGCATGGCACCGTCAAGCTGGTGATCGGTGCGCGCAGCTACACCCTCAAGCCTACGTTGGATGCGGCACTGCGCATTGAGGCCCGCTTTGGCGGGTTGCGCGCAGCCCTGGAGTCCATGCGCCTGATGAGCATTGCTGCTTGCGCAGACATCGTCATCGCCGGCGCCGACCTAAAGCCCGATCAGCACCCGGCCATCGCCGGTGAAGTATTCCACTCAGGTGTAGCCAAAGTGTCCGGCCAGTTGACCGAGTTCATCACTGTCCTACTCAACCCGGTGCCGCCTAGCGTTGCCGCCCGGGGAAAGGACGAGGCGGCCAGCACAGCGCAGTGAAGAACGGCAGCTACGTCGATTATCTATTCGGCGTGGCCACCGGCTGGCTTGGCTGGCCGCCTGACACCGCGTGGCAGACCCCCATCCCGCAGATCATGCTGGCGCTCGATGCCCGCCTCGACTGGACAGGGCGCGGGCAGGCTGGCCAAGGACAAGCCCAAACTGCGCCCCAGAAGCGGGAGAGCGTCGCCGAAAAGCTCAAGAACTTCCTGCGGGGGAGGCCTAAACAGTAGATAGCGTGCCGCCGCCGGGCGGTTTTTTTGTGCTTGGAGATTTGCATGGCCGACCAACAAGTCCAGGGGATGCTGGTCCAGATCGAGGCCACAACGGCTCAGCTGCGCCGGGAGCTGGCCAGTGCTGACCAGGTGGTGGCCCGCACCACTGATTCGATCGACCGCAATCTGGCCCAAGTCGACTCCGCGTTTGATAGCGCAGGTTGCGCGGCCCAACAGGCTGGCGTGCTCATCCGCGGCGCCTTTGCCGCCGTGGCCGGTGCGGGCATCATCGGCAGCATCATCAAGCAGGTCGACGCCTACGGGCAGATGTCGGACCGGATGAAGGCTGCCGCCGGCAGTGCTGGCGAATACCAGATGGTGCAGGAACACCTGCTGCGCACGGCCCAGGAAACCTACCGTCCCCTGGCCGAGGCCCAAGAGCTGTACATTCGCACTGCCGATGTCATGCGCAGCCTGGGCTTCAACACCCAGCAGACGCTCGACATCACCGACAGCTTCAGCTTCCTGCTGGTGACCAACGCCGCCGCCGCCGACAAGGCAGGCTCAGCGCTGGATGCCTACTCGAAAGCGCTGCAAACCGGCAAAGTCGAGGCCGATGGCTGGGTGTCCATTCAGGAGGCCATGCCGACGATCGTCACGGCTATCGCCAACGCCACCGGCAAGAGCGCTGAAGAGATCCGCAAGCTGGGGGTACAGGGCAAGCTATCGCTTGACGACATCAACACCGGGCTGCTGCGCACCGTTGAGGCCAACCGTAAGGCTGCGGCTGATATGTCCACCAGCGTACAGGACTCCTTGGTGAACATCGGCAACGCCGTCCAGACCTTCCTCGGAGGCATGGAAGAGCAGACCGGCGCCGTAGCAGGCCTGTCGAATGTGCTGATTGCGCTGGCCGACAACGTCGACCTTGTGGCCGTGGCCATGGGGGGAGCTGGCGTGGCCGCGTTGACCAACTACGTCGCTAAGTCTGGGTTTGCCGTAAAAGCGGCCCTGGCCGACCGTGCCGCGCGTATCGCCCAGGCCGAAGCGGTGTTGCAGGCGGCCTTAGCCGATCAGCGTAAAGCCGAAACCGCTACCATCCTGGCAGCTCGCGAAGCAGTGGCGGCGCGTGGCACTGCTGTACAGACCCAAATGTCCATCCAGCTGGCGCAGGCGCGGCAGCGCGAAGCAGCCGCTACCACCGCGGTAGCAACCGCACAGGCCGGCCTTCGGACAGTCAGTGCAGGCCTACTCAGCGTCCTGGGCGGTCCGATGGGGCTTGCCCTGTTGGCCGGCACGGCGGCTGCCAGCTTCCTGCTACTGAGCAACAACGCCGATCAGGCAGGCGTTAGCCTGGAGGATCTGCGCAAGCCGGTCGCCCAGCTTCGGGAGGAATTCGCAAAGCTCAACAAGGACCAGCGCGAAGCATCGCTGGTCAAGTGGCAGCAGGAACAGATCTCCTCGGCGGACAAGGTCAAGGATGCGTATGGCGACCTAGCCCAGTCCATCCGCTCTGCCATGGTCACTGCGCCGGCGCGTGACTCCGGTGGTCAGTACAACCGGCAGTTGGCTGAGTACCAAGGCCTGGTTGATCGGCTCAACGAAGCGCGCACGGCGGGCCAAGGGCTTTCACCGATCCTGCAAGAGGTCGGCAACCGTCTTCAGCTGCCGTCCAGCACGGTGCAGCAGTGGATTACCCAGGCCGGTGCGGTCAGCGACGCCGACCAACGCTCGAACCTGATCGCCGAAACGCTGCGGGTGCTCACCGGCGTCACCCAAGAAAACACCTCGGCCACCCAGGCGAACAACGCCGCGAAGGTTGGCATGAGCTCGGCGGGTCAGACCTACCTGGAGACACTGCAGAAGCAGCTGGCCGGCCTCCAAGACAACGGCGATGCCACCAAGATCGCCAACCGCTATATCGAGGAAAATGCCGACCTCACCGACACGGATCGCCAGGCGATTCTTTCGGCGGCCAGCGCGATCGAGTCGCAGAAGAAGGCCAACAAGGATGCTACTGAGGGCACCAAGGACCACACGAAGGCGCTGAAGGATGAGATCAAGGCCCTCGACGCCATCATCGACCGCGCGTTGCCGGAGAAAAAGCGGCTGGAGGATCTGGCGGAGGGTGTGCAGGGGCTGCGCAAGGCGCAAGCCGCGGGCAAGATCACCGCCGCCGAGATGGAACTTGGCATCAAGAACCTGAACACGGCCTATGCCGACCCGGTTTTGCAGAAGCGTGCCGAGGAGGAGAAGAAGCTTGCAGAGATCCGCCGGAACAGCGCGGAGGCCTATCGCAAGGCTATGGAAGTGGTGCTGCAGACCCGGCAAGACGCCATCGACGCAGACGTGTCCGGCGTCGGCATGGGCGACGACCAGCGCGAGGAGGCCGATCGGCTGAACGCGGTCCGGCAAAAGTATGCCGAGTCACGCCGCCAGTTGGAGGAACAGCAGGAGGATGTCTCGCGTCGGCTCAGCCAGGACGCCTATCAGCAGCGGCTGGCCGATCTCGCCGACTACCAGGCACGGGAACTGCAAATGGAGGTCGACGGCTTCGAGGCCCGCCTTGAGGCTCAGCGCGACTATCGCAACGGCGCCAAACGCGCCTGGGCGAACATCCAGTCGGACGCCGCGAACGTGGCGGGGGCAACCGACGACATGCTCACCACCGGCTTCAATTCGGCTCGCGATGCTGTGGCCGAGTTCGCCATGACTGGTAAGGCCAACTTCAAGAGCTTCGCCGTAAGTGTGATCTCCGACATGGCCAGGATTGCGAGCCAGCAGGCAGCTAGCTCGCTGCTAAGTGGGTTGGTCGGGCTGGGCGTATCTGCGGTGGGGAGCTACTTCGGCGGTGGTGGGGGTAACGGCATGGCTCCGGGGTCTGCAGGCGCCGTCTCGTCGAATCTTGGTGCGTCACAAGCTGGCTATGGCAGTGCGTATTTTCCGCAGGCATTGGGCGGTGCTTGGTCTGACGGTGTGCAGCTTTTCGCCAAGGGCGCAGGGTTCGCTACTAATTCCGTTCTCAACACCCCGACGATGTTCGGCATGGGCAACGGTGGACTTGGCGTCGCTGGTGAAGATGGGCCGGAGGCAATCATGCCACTGGCGCGGGGTCCCGATGGGTCTCTTGGTGTGCAGATGGTCGGCGGCGCCGGCGGTGGTTCGACAGTGCTTCAACTCAGTATTCCGGTTGCCGTGACTTTGGAAGATCGGAGCGGGGATGGCATGGAGTTGGACAGCGCCGCGCTGCAGCAGAACATGGAGCGGCAAATGAGAGGAGTAGCGGAACGGGCTATTTCCGATTCCTGGCGAGCCGGGGGTTTGAGCCATCGAAACAGTAATGGGAGGCACTGATGGCGATCGAAACTTTCACCTGGACACCTGACGATGAAGCCGGTGGCGACAGCACCCTCCGGACGCGGAAGTCCCAGTTTGGCGACAACTATGCACAGGTGTCCACCGATGGCCTGAACGCCGAATCAGATAGCTGGTCGCTGTCGTTCGGCGGCTTGGCTGACGAGATCGCGCCCATTCTGGCTTTCATCCGTCGCCATCGCGGTGCCAAGTCATTCTTATGGATCAATCCCGAAGGCGTGCTCGGTTTATACCGGTGTGAATCCTTCCGTCAGCAGCGTAAGCCGGGCGCCGTGCTCCTGCTCACCGCCACCTTTGATAGGGCGTATCACCCATGAGCTTGATCACACAGCTGCAGAAGCTTGAACCGGGCGCGGAGATCCTGCTGTTCGAACTGGATGGCTCGGACTTTGGCGCCGACATGCTGCGGTTCCATGGGCATGCAATACCGCACACTGCACAGGAACTGGCCGCTGCTGGCGCGAACGCCGACCAGCTGCCGGCCAAGTCGATCTGGTGGCAGGGCAACGAATATGGTGCCTGGCCCATGCAGATCGACGGCATCGAGGCGAACTCGGACGGCACCGCCGTTCGGCCCACGCTGACTGTTGGTAACGTCAACGGCAGGATAACGGCGCTATGCCTGGCCTTTGACAACCTACTCGAGTTCAAACTGACGATTCGCCACACCATGGCGCGCTACCTGGACGCAGCAAACTTCCCCTCGGGTAACGCGGAGGCCGATCCGGCAGAGGAAGCGATCGAGGTTTGGTATATCGATCAGAAGGTGTCCGAGAACGGCACCACAGTGGCTTGGGAGCTTGCCAGTCCCGGGGATGTCGGCGGGGAGACGATTGGCCGGCAGATGACCCAGCTGTGCCACTGGGCAATGACCGCCGGCTACCGTGGCCCGAACTGCGGCTACACCGGCCCTTACTTCGACCTTGACGGCAATCCCACCGACGACCCGGTCAAGGACCAGTGCAATGGCTGCCTCGACACTGGGTGTACTGTTCGCCACGGGCAGGGCAACCAACTGCCGTTTGGCGGCTTCCCGGCTGTATCCCTGATCGCACGGAGTTGATCATGCGCAAACACATCCTCGACGCCGTGCAAGCGCACGCTGCTGCAGAATACCCGCGCGAGTGCTGCGGGATGATCATCGCCGTTGGCCGCTCACACCGCTACATCCCATGCGATAACACCGCCACCGATCCCGCCGAGGAGTTTCGTATCTCGCCGGAAGACTACGCGGCGGCCGAGGACAAGGGCGAGGTGATCGGCATTGTGCACTCACATCCGGACGCCACCAGCAGACCTTCACCGAGTGACCTGGCCATGTGTGAGGCCACCGGCTTGCCGTGGCACATCCTGTCATGGCCGGAGGGCGATCTTAGGAGCATTACTCCGACCGGTCATACACCACTGCTGGGCCGACCGTTCGTGCATGGCGCCTGGGATTGCTGGCAGGTCTGTGCAGACTGGTACAAGCGCGAGTGGGGGCTGGAGTTCCCAATCTACGCCCGCGAAGAGGGGTGGTGGGAACAGACGGACGGCCCGAGCCTGTATGAACAGGCATACGAAGCGGCCGGTTTTTACCAGGTAAGCAAGCCGCAGCGCGGCGATATGATCGTCATGGCTGTGGGTCGCACCGCCCATCCCAACCACGCAGGCATCTATCTAGGTGCCGATGCGCAGTTGCCCGAGGAACGCGCCCAAGTATTCGGCCCTGGTCCATTCATGCTACACCACCTACTCGGCAGGCCATCAGAAATCATCGTGTTCGGCGGTCCCTGGCATGACCGGAGGCGCCTTGTGTTACGGCATCAGGGTGCGAAGTGAGGCGGTGATCAGAAGGCGCTAAACGCTACCGGTCGGCTCGACGAGACGGTCGCGGACCTGGAATACTCTTGCCATCATTATGCTATCGCTGGTGGATGGCTCTATGATATTTTTTCGCGCTCATTTAAGGAGCGTGGCATGTATAAAAAGGTAGTTTTGCTCTTGGCTGTTGGCACTCTGGCTGGTTGCGCAACATCCTCAATGGACTACAGGCCCCCAACGCCAATAGCAGTCGCCAACACTAGAAGCGTTTCTACGGACTTTGAAAAGTCTTGGGATGATCTCGTCCGTCAGCTCAGCTCGGACTTCTTCGTTATCAATAATATTGATAAAAGCTCTCGGCTGATTAACGTCAGCTTCTCAACGTCACGACCTTCTGAGTATGTGGATTGTGGGTCCACCTCACGAAAGTTCAATAACGCGAGAGGGGAGCAAGTTTATAATTACGTCACGGCAGATTCGTCAAAATTTGCGATGACAAACCAAAATGCTGCATTCAATGTCAGCCGAGAAACGAAGCTAGAAGGGCGCGTAAATATCTACGTCGCTCCAGGAAAAGGCGGGACAGATATCTCCGTTAATACCAAGTACGTCTTTACCGTCAACGCAAAAATCTTTGGTTTCGACGGTTCATCGGCGGCAGTAAACCCTACGACAATTGATTTCTTGACCAAGAGTCCATACGAATCCCCAGGCTTGACTTGCTACGCAAGGGGCACTCTAGAGGCCCGAATTTTAGACATGGTGATGTAGATGCCACTTAAGCTAAGGTGCGCCATTCTTGAGTGGGGACTATGATCACTCGAATTCTTATCTGTGCAGTGGGGCTGGCGTTGCTGGCAGGGTGCGTGTCGCCTAGCGACCTGAAAGGCAACTCCCCAACGACCACAGCCGTTACCAAGAAATCACCCAAGGAGTACGCGCTATGTGTGTTCCCTCAGTGGCAGGATGCTCGATCTGAAGCGACCATGTCAGAAAATCAGAATGGCTACCGTCTTGTCATTGCTGCGATGAACCTGACAGACGAACTACTCGAGGTCTCGAAGACAGACACAGGTAGTTTGGTCGTGTTTTACCAACGGGTTCCATGGATGCCTGGTGTCGGGCGCTCCGCGATAGAGGGCGCAGTAAGATCGTGCCTTTGACGTAGCGCCGCCTATCAACCGCCTTCGGGCGGTTTTTTATTGCCTGGAGGATAGTATGGCTGCAACGGTAGCGCATTACGCGCAGATGACAACGATCAAGCTTTCCGGCTCGCTGGCCCAGAAATTTGGCCGGGCGCATCGCCGCCAGTTGGATAGTGGAGAGGGCTGGGAGGCATTCAAAGCGTTGCGCGTAACTCTCCCCGGATTTGTGGAGGAAATCAGACGGCTTGATGCTCAGGGGGTGCGCTTTGCCGTCTTCCGCAACCGAAGAAACGTGGGCGCCGATGACTTAGGGCGCCGTGGGACCAAAGAGATTCGCATCGTTCCTGTCATTGGCGGGAGCAAGCGCGGAGGTCTTCTTCAGACGATCATTGGTACCATAATCTTCGTTGCGTCTTTTTTCGTTCCTGGGATGCAAGGGTGGGGGCAGTCTCTCGGTGCATCGCTGGCCTTGGGCGGAGTCATCCAGATGCTCAGTCCCCAGGCTAAGGGACTATCCCAGAGCGCCGCCCCTGAAAACCTGCCGTCGTACGCCTTCGGCAGCGCCAAGAACACTACGGCCAGCGGTAACCCCGTCCCGATTTGCATCGGCGAACGCCGCTGGGGCGGGGCGATCATCTCAGCCTCGATCGAGGCGCAAGACAAGGCCTAGGGCCGATTCAGCAAGCAGACCGCCTCCGGGCGGTTTTTTATTGCCCGGAGGAAAGCATGGGTCCAGCAGATCACGTGGATATCACTGGCGCCAAGGGCGGCAGCAGCAAGCCGAAAACGCCTGTAGAGGCGCCCGATAGCCTGCAGTCGACCAACATCGGCAAGATTCTGATTGCGGTGGGGGAGGGTGAGTTCGACGGTGAGCCGACGGATCGTGACATCTACCTTGATAACACCCCGATCATGGATGCCAGCGGCAGCGTGAATTTCCCTGGGGTGCGGTGGGAGTGGCGCTCAGGCTCGGTCGAGCAGGACTACATCCAAGGCATTCCTGCCATCGAGAACGAGACCACCGTCAATGTCGAGCTGCGCAGCGACAATCCATTTGCCCGTGCCCTGAGCAACACCCAGCTCTCGGCTGTGCGCGTGCGAATGGTCTGGCCGCGCCTGGCGCAGCAGGACAGCAGTGGCAATACGAACGGCTACCGCATTGAGTACGCCATCGATATCGCCACCGATGGTGGCGCCTACGTCGAGGCGCACCTGGGGGCGGTGGACGGCAAGACCACTAACGGCTACCAGCGCTCGGTGCGCGTGAACCTGCCCAAAGCAACCTCCGGCTGGATGCTGCGCGTGCGCCGTATCACTCCGAATGCCAACAGCGGCACCGTGGCCGACACGATGACCATCGCTGGCTACACCGAGATCATCGACCAGAAACTGCGCTACCCGAACACTGCACTGTTGTACATCGAGTTTGACGCCCAGCAGTTCCAGAACATCCCTGCGGTAACCGTGAAGTGCAAGGCCAAGCGCTGGCCGGTGCCGACCAACTACGATCCCGTTGCACGCACATATACCGGCGTATGGGATGGCACCTTCAAGCAGGCCTGGACCAACAATCCGGCCTTTGTGACCTACGGCCTGTGCGTCGAGGATCGTTTCGGCCTGGGTAAGCGCATCAAGCCGTGGATGGTCGACAAGTGGGAGATGTACCGCATCGCCCAGTACTGCGACCAGCTGGTGCCGAACGGGCAGGGCGATCAGGAGCCGCGTTTCCTGTGCGACATGAATCTCCAGGGCCGCGCCGAAGCCTGGACCTTGCTGCGCGACCTCTCGGCGATTTACCGGGGCATGGTGTACTGGGCTCACGGCTCTCTGTTCATGCAGGCAGACATGCCGCGCGCCCAGGATATCGACTACGTATTCACCCGGGCCAATGTCATCGACGGTGAGTTCGTGTACGGCGGCGCCGAGCGGAACACCCATTACAGCCGGGCCCTGGTCAGCTACGACAATCCGGCCAACAACTACGACACCGATGTCATCCCGGTCACCGACAACGCTCTCCAGCGCCGGTACCGGGACCGTCCGGTGGAGATTTCGGCCATCGGCTGCACTCGAGCGTCCGAGGCTCAGCGTCGCGGCAAGTGGGCGCTGCTGAGTAACAGCCAGGACCGCACCGTCACTTTCAAGACCGGCATGGAGGGGCGCATTCCGCTGCCTGGCTACGTCATTCCCGTCGCAGACGAACTGGTTGCCGGCCGTCCAAACGGCGGCCGGATTTCGGCGGCTGCCGGCCGCGTTGTGACCTTGGACCGTGACACGCCGATCAAGGCTGGCGACCGGCTGATCTTGAACCTGCCGAACGGCACCGCCCAGGCACGCACGGTGCAGTCGGTCGCCGGCCGCGCGGTGACGGTAACCACCGCGTATGGCGTGCAGCCCGAGCCGGAACTGCAGTGGGCAATCGATTACCACGACCTGGCGGTGCAGCTGTTCCGGGTGCTGAAAACAACGCGCACCCAAGAGGGCGAGTACGAGATCACCGCGCTCGAGTTCAACCCGAGCAAGTTCGCGGCGATCGACACCGGCGCCAAGTTGGACGAGCGCCCGATTAGTGTTATCCCGGTGACCACCGTGCAGCCCCCGGCAAGCGTGACATTGTCGTCCGCCCACATGATCGACCAGGGTATCGCGGTCAGCACGATGACTATCGCCTGGCCGGCGGTGGAGGGCGCTGTCGCCTATGACGTGGAGTGGCGCAAGGACAACGGCAACTGGGTTCGCCTGCAGCGCACCGGCGCAACATCGGTAGACGTGGTCGGCATTTACGCGGGTGCCTACCTTGCACGCGTACGCGCTGTGAGCTCGTTCGAGATTACGTCGATCTGGAAAAGCTCGACCCTGACTCAGCTGAATGGCAAGGAAGGCCTGCCGCCGGCCGTTACCTTTCTGGATACCGAAAGCCTGCTGTTCGGCATCGGCATCAAGTGGGGCTTCCCTGCTGGCTCCAGTGACACCCAGCGTACCGAGTTGTGGTACAGCGAAGGTACAGACTTGGACCAGGCCACCAAGCTGGCCGACCTGGCCTACCCGCAGAACGAGTACGTCATGCAGGGCTTGCGCGCGGGCCAACAGTTCTATTTCTGGGCTCGCCTGGTCGATCGTTCCGGTAACCTTGGCCCATTCTTTCCGGTAGCACCGACGGTGGTTGCCGGGATGGCCAGCGCAGACGCTGGAGCGATTCTTGAGCAGATTAAGGATCAGATCACCGAGAGCGAACTGGGCAAAGAACTGACCAGCCGTATCGACCTGGTCGACAAGAATGGACCCGGCTCGGTTAATGAACGCGTTGGTGAGGTCCGCAACGAGCTCAACGAACAGATTGCCGAGGTCAATACCTCCATCCAGTCGGTCAATGACTCGGTGACGGCCGCGCGGGATGATTTGCAGCTGCAGATCAATGCGGTAGACCAAGAGGTCGAGGCCGCCAAAACTGCACTCGGACAGCAGATTGCTGCGGTTGATCAGGAGGTTGATGCTGCCAAGGCAGACCTGCAGCAGCAGATCAACAGCGTGTCCGTGCTGGCCGGCTCGCTGCCGTACAACAAGGACAAGGCCTACAGCATTAACCAGGGCGTGCTGGGCGCCGACGGCAAGCTGTATCAGGCGTTGAAGGCGGTACCGAAGAACAACCCACCGCCAAACGCGACGTACTGGACGGATGTTGGCCAGGCCATCGTCACGGCGGCCGGTACCGCTGCGCGTGTGTCCAAGGTCGAAACCGACGTGACCACGCTGGACGGCAAGACGACTGCCCAGGCCACGCAGCTCAGTGGCTTGCAGACCAGCCTGAGCACCACCAACCAGAACGTGACCACCGCGCAGCAGGCAGCTGAAGCGGCAAACACGCTGGCAGGTGGCAAGGGCAAGGTGATCATCCAGGCAGCGGCCCCGGCGGTTGCCGATCGTCTGGCCCAGAATCTCTGGATCGATACCACGGGCAACGCCAACACGCCGAAACGCTGGAGTGGCAGCGCCTGGGTGGCGGTCACGGACAAGGCTGCTACGGATGCGGCGGCGGCGGCCGCGAGCGCTTTGGCGCTGGCCCAGACCAAGGCTGACGCCACGGTGGTGAACAACCTGACCCTGCGCGTCTCGGATGCCGAGGGCAAGCTGGTGGCCGAAGGTCAGCGGCTGGATGGCATGCAGACCAGCCTGGACGGCAAGGCGACCTCGGCCGCCCTGCAGCAGGTCACCAGCCGTGTCACCGCGACCGAAGGTAAGAACGCCACACAAGACCAGCAGATCAGCTCGCAGAGTTCTGCCATCGTCTCGCTCACCGACAGCGTGGCCAAGAAGGCCGAAGTCGCGACCGTGCAGGCCCTGAGCAACCTGGTCAACCAGCAGGGGCAAGACCTCACCGCGCAGGGCCAGGCACTGCTCAGCATCAATGCTGCGCTGCCGACGATGGGCGGAGAGAACCTGGTCTACAACCCCTCGTTCGAGCGGCAAACCGATAACAATGGCGTTGCCCAGGGATGGTGGCACGACCGGTCGAGTAACGTCGGTAGCAGTGCGCCGTCGCTGGTCCCCTCGAAGCTGGCTGCGGGTGTCGCGCAACGCCTTGATGTCACCGACATTCCCACCAACGGTTGGGCCCGGGTTTACGTGCGCGCATCGCTCAAAGCGATCAAAGTCCGGCCGGGCGCCGTTTACACCGCCTCGGTTTACATGCGGGGCACCGCAGGGCTGCGGATTTTGGCGCAGGTCTATAGCCGAGATGCTGCGGGGGCCAACGGTATTTCGTGGGCGGGCACGCGTTACGATGCTGCCGAGACATGGCAACGCGTATCGGTGACCTTCACCGCCACCGACCAGACCGTCGACGTCTGGCCAGCGGCGGTTGTCTATGGTGGGGCCGGGGTCACGGCCGGGTTTATCGAGGTTGACCAGTACCAGCTGGAGGAGGGTTCCCAAGCAAGCGGTTGGCGTGACAATGGACAGGTCGAGGCCGGTAACCAGGCGGCCACAGCGGCCGCTGTCGATGCCATGTCTGCCAAGGTGACCCAACAGGGCGCCGACCTGGCCAGCGTGTCGAGCAAGACCACCTCACTGGAAAACAGCCTGACCACCACCAACGGCAACGTCGCTACGGCGCAGCAGGCTGCCCAAGCTGCTGCCGATGCTGCTGGCGCCAAGGGCAAGGTGCTTTACCAGACGACCGCGCCGGCTGCAGCGGATCGCCTGGCTCAGAACCTGTGGATTGACACCACCGGCAACGCCAACACGCCGAAGCGGTGGAACGGAACAGCCTGGGCGGCGGTGACGGACAAGGTGGCCACGGATGCGGCTTCAGCGGCGCAATCGGCGCTCACCCAGGTGGCGCTGAAGGCGGACGCCTCGGCGCTGCAAACGCTGGACTCCACGGTCTCGCAGCATGGCCAGCAGATCACCGCCGATGGCCAGGCGATCACCCGAATCGACACCTCGTTGAATCAGGTGAAAGGGGATGTCGCGGCGAACGCCTCCGCTACCGCAGGGCTGTCAGGGCGCGTCACTGCCAGCGAAAACAACCTGATCAGCGTGTCCGGTCAGGTCGTGCAGCTGGGCAACAGCTTGGGCGAGGCGGGGGGCGAAAACCTGATCTTCAATCCGTCGTTCGAGAAGGTCAGCGACACACCCGGGGTCGCCGAGGGTTGGTGGTATGACGGCACGGGCGACGCCCGGGTGATGAGCCTGGTGGCGTCCTCGATGGCTTCAGGGCTGGCGCAACGTGCCGTGATTGACGGATTGACCACCACCGCCTGGTTCCGCATCTACTCGAAGTCGGACAAGCGGGTGAAGGTCAAAGTGGGCACCGCTTACACCGCATCGCTGTATCTGCGCGCCACGGCAGGCCTGCAGGTTCGGCCGCAGGTGTACGGAGTTAACGCAGCGGGTAGTGCTTCGACCAACTGGGGGCCAACCCGGGCCGATGCAACCGGGGACTGGCAGCGCCTGAGTGTGACCTTTACACCGCAATCGGACACGGAGGCGGTGTACGTTGCTGCAGTGGTATATGGCAGCACGACAGTCGGTAGCGGCTTTGTTGAGGTAGACAGGGTGCAGCTGGAGGGCGGGTCGACCGCCACCGGCTGGCGGGACAATGGCCAGCTCGACGCGGCCAACCTGGCGGCCACGTCCAGCGCGGTGGATGGGCTGGCCTCGAAGGTGACCCAACAGGGTACCGATCTGGTCAGCGTGTCGAGCAAGACCACCAGCCTGGAGAACAGCCTGACCACTACCAACAGCAACGTCGCTACGGCGCAGCAGGCTGCCCAGGCCGCTGCCGACGCGGCCGGCGCCAAGGGCAAGGTGCTGTACCAGTCGACCGCGCCGGCTGCGGCGGATCGCCTGAGCCAGAACCTGTGGATCGACACGACAGGGAATGCCAACACGCCGAAGCGCTGGACTGGCACGGCGTGGCAGGCGGTGACCGACAAGGTGGCCACGGATGCGGCTGCTGCTGCGCAATCGGCGCTGAGTCAGGTGGCGACCAAGGCTGAGGCTTCAGCGCTCCAGGACCTGAGTAGTCGCACCACCAACAATGAAGGCGCGATCAGCTCGCACGGGCAGTCCATCGTCAGCCTGCAAGGCGGATTGAGCACCACCAACCAGAATGTCACAGCAGTTCAGCAAGCAGCTCAGGCCGCTTCTGATCTGGCAGGCGGGAAGGGGAAGGTGCTGTATCAGTCCGCAGCGCCGGCCGTGGCGGATCGCCAAGCGCAGAACCTGTGGATCGATACCACAAGCAATGCGAACACGCCGAAACGCTGGAGCGGTACTGCCTGGGTCGCCGTGACTGACAAGGTGGCGACCGATGCAGCGGCTGCAGCCCAATCCGCGCTGTCGCAGGTCGCGACGAAAGCCGACGCCTCCTCGGTTCAGGCGCTGACCAACAACGTCACGCAACAGGGGCAGCAGCTCGCCGCGGACGGCCAGGCCATCACCCGAATCGATGCCTCGCTGACTCAGGTGAAAGCTGACACTGCCGCCAACGCCCAGGCTACCTCGGCGCTTACTGGGCGTGTCGGCGCCAATGAATCAGGGATCACCAGCGCCTCCAACCAACTGACTGAGCTGAATAACAGCATCGGTGAAGTGGGCGGCGAGAACCTGGTGTACAACTCATCGTTCGAGAAGGAGAGCACAACGCCTGGGGTTGCAGACGAATGGTGGTATGACGGCAGCGCCGGTACCCGCGTCCCAAGCTTGGTACCGTCGACCGCTGCCCCTGGGCTTGCTCAGAGACTTGACGTGACCGGGCTCGGCCCAAGCACGTGGGCCCGGGTGTATGTGAAATCAACACGGCGGTTCAAAGTGACCCCTGGCAAGACCTACACCGCTTCGGTGTACATGCGGGGCACTGCGGGGCTGCGCATACTGCTGCAGGTTTACGGCGTGAACGCAGCTGGCGGCAGCACCACTTCCTGGGGATCTTCGAGAACGGATGCGGGTGAGGCGTGGACTCGCTTGACGCACACCTTCACCGTCGATGCGGCTACTGATGTTGTGTATCCGTCCGTGGTCGTTTACGGAGGAGCCACTGCAACCAGCGGCTTCATCGAGGCGGATCAATACCAACTGGAGGCTGGTACGCGGGCTACCGGGTGGCGTGACAACGGCCAGGTTGTGGCGCTTCAGCAGGCGGCGACTTCAGCGGCTGTGGACTCGCTTAGCTCCAAGGTCACGCAACAGGGCAGCGACCTGGCCAGCGTGTCGAGCAAGACCACCTCTTTGGAAAACAGCCTCACCACTACCAACGGCAATGTCACGACGGCGCAGCAAGCGGCTCAGGCGGCGTCTGACGCGGCCGGGACCAAAGGAAAGGTACTGTATCAGTCGACCGCGCCGGTTGCGGCGGACCGCCTGACGCAGAACCTGTGGATTGACACCACTGGTAACGCCAATACGCCAAAACGGTGGAACGGAACAGCCTGGGTGGTGGTGACGGACAAGGTAGCTGCTGACGCGGCTGCAGCTGCGCAATCGGCGCTCGTCCAGGTGGCAACGAAGGCAGATGCTTCGGCTCTGCAGACCCTGGGCTCCACGGTCTCGCAGCAAGGGGCCCAGCTGAACAGCCAAGCGACATCGCTCACCCAGCTCAAGGCCTCGATGGGGCAACAACCTGACAACCTCATCCTGAGGGGGGCTTTCGAGGATGGAGTCTCGGACCCATGGACAGCCGGCCCGGTAATCGTCGGCGTCTCGGCGCACCCTTCGGCCAGCAAGGCGATTACGTTCTATGGCAACAGCTTCTGCGGCCTTGAACGCACAGTGTTGACCAAGGGCGGCGAGCAGTTCGACCTGTCGGCCGACATTTGGGCTGGCTACATGTCCACTGGACAGATAGCGCGCTTCCAGATGCAGTTCTTCGACAAAGCTGGGGCAAGCATCAGCTACCTCGATGCGTTTGCACTGCCCGCAGGACTGAATACGTTCAAGACCTACACAGGCCGCATCACTGCGCCGGCAGGCGCCGTCTCGGCCCGCTTCGTCACTCGCCTGGAACCATCGGACGGCACCGGGCGGACGCTGTGGTGCAACATCGCGGCGCGCAGGGTTTCTGATGCCGAAGCGTCGAATGCCAGCGCCGTCAGCAGCCTCACCGCTACTGTCACGCAGCAAGGCGGCAAGCTCACTGCAGAGACACAGCGCATCGACGGGTTGTACACGTCGGTGGGCGATGCCAACGCGGCGATTCAGAACGAAGCCACGGCGCGGGCCAATGCTGACGACGCACTTAGCCAGCAGATTCAAACCACGCAGTCGTCTTTGGGTACTACCAATGCTTCGGTGCAGCAGATCAGTACGGCGCAGACCGGATTGAATAATCGGGTCAACGCTCAGTATTCGGTCAAGGTGGCAGTTACCCAAAACGGAGTGTATGCCCTCGGCGGGATTGGGGTCGGCATCCAGAACCAGAGTGGTGTGCTGCAGTCGGTAGTGGCCGTTCTGGCGGACCAGTTCGCGGTAATCAACGCCGCCGGCAATGGTTACGTCAGTCCGTTCGCGATTCAGGGCGGCCAGGTGTTCATGAACGATGCGTTCATTCGTGACGCAAGCATCACGAATGCCAAAATCGCCAATGCCGCGATCACGTCAGCAAAGATAGGGGTTGCGGAGATCGACACCCTGCGCATCCGTGGCAATGCGGTCACGGTTCCGGTTTCTGCGTCCAGCGCAGGGGTCGTGTACGGTGCCGGTGAAGGGCAATGGCGAGACTTGATTGCCATTGGTGTGCAGATGGATGAGGCGGGTTACATCACGGCGCAGTACAGCTGCTATCAAGGATTTGGCGGCGGTATCCGTAAGTACCAGTTCCGGATGGAATTAAATGGCCTGGTAATCGCTGAGGGTGGCGGGGATTGGGCTGATGGCTTCCCCAACCTAATGGGCTCAATCGGTGTAGGACCGGGTTACTTCGTCATCACCGTGAAGTGGTGGGGGGAAAACTCGGGTGTGAGCGTTAAAAACCATACCCTCTATGCAATGGGAACCAAACGATGAGCAGCATTGAGCACTATGCAGCCTATGAGACAGACGGACGAATCGTGTTTGCCGTCAGTTGCCCGCCCGAACACGGGAAGAAAATCATCAGGCTCAACACCGACCGGCCCTACATCCAAGTGCCCACCCCGGCAAGGACTGCTGACCACCTGGTGATGGGGCAAATGCTCAAGGAGCGCCCTCAGATGGGCGCGGTTCTCCAAGGGCGCTGGTTGAAGGGGGTCCACGAAGGTGCCGCCGTCAACATCGAGAGCGAAACCTACACCGCTGACGGCAGTGATATCGAGCTGGGATTCTCGGCGCCGGGCACCTACACCGTCACGATCAGCCTTTGGCCCTACCGCGATCAGGAGTTCACCGTTGAAAATTCAGCATAAGTGCGACCACTCCAAGCGCCGTGCGGCCGAGTATCCGCCGGTGGAGGAACAACTGGACATGCTGTGGCATGCCATGAATGAAGGGCATATACCCAAGGCTGAGCCGTTCTTCTCGACCCTGCAGCAGATCAAGCAGCAATACCCCAAGGCTTGAACCCAAGCCACTACCCAATGCCCGCCATCGAGCGGGCTTCTTTTTGTCTGGAGAAAACCCATGCCATTTGTTGCCATCAATCTGAGCAATGACTACGACGTTGCCAATAAGACCCGCTATGCCACTCAGGAGGAAGCTGACGCCCGCGCCCGAGAGATCCTGAACCAGTTCCCGACTGCCCAGGTCAGCGTGGCTCAGGTGCTGAAGGACTACAGCGCCAAGGTATCGATCACTGCGAGGGAGCCAGCAGCAGCGCCGGAGCCGGAAGCCCCGGCCGCTTAACCGACCTAGTCCAGCGCCAGACCGCCCCGCGCGGTTTTTTTCGCCTGTCGAGCTCCTTTCTGAAGAGCCTCATGCGTAAGTGGCGGTGTCTCTCATTTGCTGCCGATTTGAAACTTCAGTTTCTCGGTTGGCCACCAGTTGAAAGACGGAGGTGGCTCATAACAGCCGGGCTGGTTAGCAGGCGAGGCATCACACCGAACGGTGTATCCCTTTGAGCCTACCTCCTTGATATCGCCGCTCGAGCCATAGTGAGAGCAGGCCGCCAGCGCGGAAAACATGAGTAATGCCGAAATACGCTTCATAAGAAATCCCTTCTATAGACCGCAGCATCGTATCGCTTAGCGGTGGCGGAGGGTATAGCCCCGCTCATCACAGCCTGCTTTAAGCAGATTTTTTCGCCTGGAGAAACTATGGCCAGACTCACCGAATCCCAGGCCGGAGGTGCGAATGTGCTCCGGTTCCTTGACCTGATCGCCTTTTCAGAGGGCACCTCGACCGGCAAAGGCGGCGATGATGGCTACAGCGTGCTGTACGATGGCGGCCAGTTCCAAGGCTATGCCGATCACCAGCACCGCTGTCGGCCGGTACCGGTTGCTCGAGAGTTACGCTCGCGGCTATGCGATCCTGAACCAGTTTTCGCCGCTCAGGTATTCACCACGCAGGCGCTGAAGGATTGCAGCGCCAGGGTCTCGATTACGTCTAAAGATCCGACTGAGCCGGTGCCTGAGGCATCTGCGGGCTGAAGCTTGGTATTACCATATTGCCGTGCTTGTATTGCTGATAACTGGTGTAGGGCAGCACAACGGTATCAGCAATGCCAGACGCTGCCATGTCGATCAGGATTGCGTATGGATCTGAATGTACTCCCGTTCTTTCCGGCCCAGTTAAGTTGCAAAACTGATACGCAACGCCGCTATACATCCGAGGGATCTCTGGGCAGTAGGAATCCCATTTCGCTAGGTCGTCCACGGCCTTTTCTTCATTAGACACAGTGCGCATCGTCCCGCACCCGCTCAGTGCTACCGCCAGCGCACATCCTATCCACAACCTCATATCAGCCTCCTGTCTTGCAGACCTCGAAGCCCATCACTGTGAAGGCTAGAGCAGCCATCAACGTCCGTCACGAATGGAATCCACCAGTTTGTTGAGAATGCCTTCTTGGTGCTGGCGGTTGTAACAGCCTGGTTGATTCGGCGGGGTGTCATCGCACGCGATCTTGTGAGGACTGGTAGGGCTCCCATAAGAGCTGTTGGAGAAGTGGGAGCATCCGGTAAGCAAGCAAGTCACTATTCCAACTGCAAAAAATCCGTTTTTCATAGCCAGCCTCGTGCATCGGTTAATACAGATTGGACGACTAAGTATCACAGAAGACACATCCATGCCCGCCTCGTGCGGGCTTCTTTTTGCCTGGAGACAACATGGCCAGACTCACCGAATCCCAGGCCGGAGGCGTGAACGTCCTCCGGTTTTTGGACCTGATCGCCTTCGCCGAGGGCACCCAAGCCGTGAAAGGTAGCGATGACGGTTACAACGTTCTGTTCGGCAAAGGCCTGTTTCAGGGGTATGTCGATCACCCTCGCCAGAAGATCACCCGGCTCTCCAATGGCAAGCCGATCACCAGTAGCGCGGCAGGCCGCTACCAGTTTCTTGCCGGTACGTGGGACGAACTGGTGAAGCGCTACGGATTCAAGGGGCGCTTCACGCCAGAGGCGCAGGACTTGGCAGCCATCAAGCGATTGGGCGAGCGTGGTGCGCTGCAGTTGATCAAGGATGGAAAGATCCGCGAGGCAATAGCCAAGTGCGCCAACGAATGGGCCAGTTTCCCGGGCAACAACTATGACCAGAATCCCAAAGCCTTGGGCGCGCTGCTGGCTCAGTGGCAGAAGCTCGGAGGGGCGCTCGCATGAACTGGCTCGGCGCGGTACCGACCTGGTGCTGGTGGCTGATCGCCCTGATGCTGGTTGCCGGTGGCCAGCAGTACCGGTTGGTGGTTGCTGATGGGGCTGCGTCTGGTGCACGTGCGGAAACCGCCAAGACCGAAAAGACCCTGGCCGATTACCGCCTGGAGGTTTCCGAGCGCGACCGCCGCGCCGCAGCCCAGGCCAGGCAAGAAGAACAACGACGCGCCGAGGCGCAGGAGGAGGCGAGAGCCCATGCCCAAGAAGAACGGACGATTGCTGATGCTGGCGCTGTTGGTGCCGATGCTGCTGGCCAGCGGCTGCGCAGTGACGCCGCCAAGCTCGCCTCCACCGTCAGTTGCCCCGGCCCGGATACCGCCGCTATCGACCGACGCGAGGCAGCCACCCGCGCCGCCATGGTGCTCTCCGAGCTGCTCTCACGGGCTGATGAACGAGCGGGAGAGTTGGCGCAGGCTTATGACCGGGCACGAATAGCCGGTCATCAGTGCGAAGCGTCCTATGACGCACTCGGGCGAAAATAGTCATCTCAGACTTCAGCCTCTCAAGATATTGAGAAATGCCACGTACCCAGCGATAATGGCAAATTAATCTCACAAATTTGCAATGGACTGTACGCGTGGAAAAATTCTACGGAATACAATACTTGAGAGGCATCGCAGCTGGGCTAGTTATCATCTACCATTCCATGGTGATGATTGCTGTAGCACCATACTTCGATAACCCGGTGGGTGATTTTGGCGTAGATATATTCTTTGTCATATCCGGTTTCGTAATGTGGGTAACCACAGAAGGTAAGAGTAAAGGTATAAGAGAGTTTTGGGTTTCGCGGATATTGAGAGTGGCGCCTTTATACTGGTTGTTCACCTTTGTACTTGTCGCTGCTGCGCTATTAATGCCAAGCTTGTTTTTCAACTCTCGGGGAGTCGATCCAGTATTCCTGCTTAAGTCACTGTTTTTCATTCCCGCCCAAAACCCCGATGTTGGTGATATCACACCTGTATACACCATTGGGTGGACCCTCACATATGAGATGTTCTTTTACGCGATATTCGGTCTCTCCTTAGCACTGCAAAACCTAAGAATGAGGCTTTTGTTCATAGCTGCAGTTATAGTTACGCTTGCTATCGTTGGCTCTGCTTTGGCTCCAGAAGGTCCATTGGGCAAAACCTACACAAGCCCGATCATCATTGAATTTCTGCTTGGCGTCTTGCTAGGGGTCACCAGACAGCGCTGGGTAAGTATCGGGTTGTTGCCGACAATCCTATTGGTTGGCACTAGTAGTGTGGCGTTAGTATTAGCTGATTTCACCATATTCACTCGGTCTTTAGTATACGGCGTCCCGGCATTTTTCTTAGTCGCAGGATTCATTTCGATTGAGAAGTACATTCGGTCAAATATTAATAGGGTCGCTTTGTTGTTTGGGGAGGCATCATATTCACTGTATTTGTCGCATCCAATTTCTCAACGAATCTGGTATGTGCTATTTGTAACGACTTTTGGGAAGATATCCAGCCTTGCGATGGCAGTCTGGTACGCGGTAGGCGCTGTGACTGCTGGGCTGCTAGGCGGAATTATATGCTACATTCTTGTAGAGAAATATCTGCTGAAGCTAGCAAAAATGATTTCACGCTCATCCCTCAAGGCCGGCCCAGCTATTGAAGTTCAGCACTAGAGTGATCACGCCATTAGGCTGCTTGCTGGTTTTTTCTTTGAAGCAGCCTAATCTTAGCTCTGGAGGTTTCACGCTTGATGAGGCTTCAACGTTGGTTATTTACCAAACCTTTCAATATCATTCCTGCCTGGAGCTTAGGAATGGATGAGCGGACTTTCATCGGGATGGTCGAAGCCGGCGAGCCGCTGATTCAGCAGGCTGTCGACGCCCTGCGGGAGTATCACCAGGCCCAGGATCGCGGTGCGCCGGCGGAAGAGATCGAGCGGTTGCGCCTGCTGGCCGAGTCGCTGTTCCAGGCTGTGTCCGATTACCAGCTCCGCGTCATCGCCAAGGCCAGAGGCAAGGATTTGCCACCTCTTCACTGATCCGCTGATCGGCAATTGCCCGCAACCAATCCCGCCTATACGATACTGTTTATCCATACAGTATTGGTGCCCTATGTACTTCCTCCTCGTTCGCCGCCGCGTGAATGGCGTGGCCATCCCTACGAATCAGCTCGGCAAGATCACGCCCATTCGGGCCGACATCCACATGGGCGATCATCACAGTGAGCCGCTGGGCCGGGTATCGACACAGGCTTGGGTGTTTAACCCTTCGCCTGGGCCGGACATCATCCCGCGGCTGCACGATGCCAAGGTCAACGGCATGGCCCAGCTCGGCATTAACATCAACGGGGTGGAGGAGGTCGACGGCGTGCTCTACGCGCAGTCCTGGTGGTGCAGGGCAGAATGATGGCCGGGATCCCGAAAGCATGGCTGGATGAGCTGAACGACCAGTTCTCTTTGATAACCGATCCAGACGGCCGCGCCGCTGTGCTCGATGAGATGGCCTATGCCGCTCACCGCCGGCGTGAAGTCAGTTCGGAGAACCTGGTCGACATGCTGGAGCTGACCGAGGCTGCTCGTTACTGGGCGCTGATGGAGTTCGAAGAGGCCTATCACATCGGCCTGTTCAAGTACGAATCGTGGGAGGGTATGGGGAGTGACGAGCCGGGACGGATCATCGTTGGCAGAACGCCAGGGTGGGGGTGCTGATGCTGTCTAAAACTGCTCGAAAGCTTCTCGGTTTTACTGGGTGAAAGTCGCTGAAACTGGCGGAACTGTATTAGACAAGGCCGGTGCACAGGCCGCTTGTGGCGCGGCCTGAGGCCCGAATCTCACGCTACTGCTACATTACTGGAAGCTTTATTCCATCTCGAGCAACGAGAGAAATACGGACGAGCTCACTTTTTGTAATTTACGTAAATTTTAGAGCCTGTCATGAGCTTGCCGATCTCGTAGTCCGGGGACCACGTAGCAATGTTGTGCGCGGCCATTGCAATACCAGCGCCGGCTGCAATAACGGTTCCCCAGCCTGTCCAGGCAGCTGCTCCCATCGCCGCCACCCGACCGATGGTATAGATGCGACACGTCATCCCTTGAGATTCGATCATTTTTTCGAGCTTCTCGACGGCCATTGTGAATTTTGTCGAGTTCGGGCACTCAAGCACGAAGCTTTCACGAGCACGGATTTTCATCCCAATGTGTTCGTCAGTTACAGAATCCAAGTCGTAAACATTCACATCCAT